TTAGGCCTTATCTGCTCTCACGATAATGTCAAATGAACCGTTAGCGTCAGGTGTTGCGCCTAATTCAGATTTTAGTCGAATGAAGAATCTTATTTCTTCGTTATTTTTTAGCACACCATTTAGTCTTAAGTCAGGATGAGGAATGAAAGGGGAGAGGCTTGTGCTAAACTCACAAGTCATACCTGTAGGGAAATTCGCTGTATTTGCATATAGATGTACATTCTCAACATCATATCCATACTGATTTTTAAGAATGATTTCATGCTCCATAGTAGTTTGACCTGCAATGATGATACCAAAGTCAAGATACTGTAGAACCTCACCAATCTCACTAGAGAAGTATTTCCCATATATATCTTTAAACATAAGACCTGAATATGTTCCAATGAAGTTTGCTTGCCAATAATCAGTAGTTCCATAGAAATCTTGGAACTCTACTTTAAGTGTATTCCAATCGTCGATTTTAATATCTTTACTTCCGATTACTAATTCAATATTTTGAGGTGATTCGCCAAGTTTAGTAAAACTTCCATCAGAAGGGTAGAAGTTCCCATTGTTTAATAGAACACGATATTGAACACGAGTTAAATCATCATCACTTAAAATACCTTTTAGAACGTTACCATCGAAAGAAATATTAATTTTAGCAGTTGTGTTTATGATATAAAGACTTGTATCTTTGATAGTTGTAGTAATACGAGGAAGATAGTCTTCAAATGAAACTGTCTCAACAATTGTTTTAATTGTGTCACGAGGATTGTCTACTAAGAACATACCAATATTAATATATTCACTATTCCATGTGCGCCATTGCTTATCGGTTAAATTGTTTAAGTCTTTATGTGTCATACCATTTGTCGTGATTTCTTGCTCAGTGGAAGCATCGGCTACCACAAATTTATTTTCCTTTTTGCTCCAAAAGTACCATTTATCAGTTTTCTCGCCTGCAACAAAGTAACGAGCTTCATCACGATATGATTGAGAAATTTCATTGACGAACACATCATCTAAATAACCATACAATCGTTTAGGACTGACCAATTTAATAAATTGAGGTTTGGGTACTGCTTTCATTTCTAACACTCTCTGAGCAGTCTCAGGGGCTTCATCAGTCCATGTTACAACTTCAAAGTCACCATCAAGTTCATCGACCGGCGACCAATTTGCCTCTAAGATTAAATCAGCATTTGTTACGGCTTCATCATCTGTGTAGTATAGAACCTCAACACTATCACCAAATTCATCGTAGATGTCAAATGGTTCTACTGTTGTTGATACGATAATATCGTCTGTAGACTCTGTATAAGCTACTACAGTAGGTAGTTCTCCAATGTAGTCATAAATACTGTAAGGGTCAACACCTGTCTCTACAACGATTTGTGAGGCGTCTGAGTCGGTGTAGTAAATAGCTTGAGGATTGTCACCTAATAAATCCTGTGCTTTAAATTCCTTTTTATTTAACACAACAGAAGCAAATTGCTTATCTTCAAAATCAGACCACATAACCACTGATTTATCGCCTGATAACTCTTTCCATTGTTTTTCTGTAATGTGGTTTAGGTTGTTCATACCATATTGGATAAAGTTTTCTTCTGTGTTTGTTGTTAGTTGCCAAGCAGTACCATCATAGTATTTATATTGTGAGTTGTGTTGAATTAGATATTTGTCAGGAATAGGGGAGATTACTTTATCATATACTTCAAATTGGTCTATGTGACCATTGAAATAATAGCCACTTGTAGGAGCAGTACTTGACCACAAGTTTCCAATTACTAGGTTTCTATAATGTGTAAGATTGTCATTGAAAGTTGTTGTGGCATTAGGAGCTGTCATATCATTCACATATAGTTTAACGTTGTTTGATTTAATTTCTTTATCCCAAATAAACAATATATCATACCATTTATCTGTTGTTACTTCTATAGTGCTGAAACAACTAGCGTCAACACCAGTAGAGCTGCGTATAGATGCTCGTATTGAATTATTCTCCATGAGTGTAACATAAACCCCTATATTTTTGATGTTACTTGAATTATCATTTGTTCCAAATATATATTGAGTTTTGTTTATTTGAGAAAACTTAATCTTGAACCTTATTGAAAAAGAGGTATTTGGGATAATTAAATTATTAAATTCCACATATTGATTACTCCCATTAAAATTCATAGCATTGCCTTGACCATTCCAACCTGTTACACGAGTAGGAGAATTATATAAAGTGCCTGTATAACCGCCTATAGAATCCATAGCATTACCACTAGGTTCATCAAAACCAATAAATGCTTTACCATATTTACTTAAATTATCTTTAATATTAGCCATTGTATTGACCTCCAATATTTTTCCATATTAAAAGGACAGCTATTTTAATAGTTGTCCTCAATTATTATTGTTTTAAAATCACTATTAATAGGAATAGTAAACAATCTACCTTTCCCTAAAGGTGTCCTGTTATTAGTTACAATCTCATATTCAGTTGTAGGTTTAGTAAAATCAATTGGTGGTCTATCAACTGCTGAATCAATCTCTTTCACTACTCCACCTTGAGCTAACATCATATATTCTGCTGTGTTAGGGATTTCTTTCACACGAGTTGAAGTAGGGGATAAAACAAGATTTTTATTATTTGTTGTTTTAACAGCTAATCTTCTTTGTTCAAAATCAGATGGGGAAAGAGCTTTATTGTAAATTTGTAAATCATCTAAAAATAGATTTTCATAATTACCTGAATTTCCATAAGACCTATTATTAATCTCGAAGTTTTTAGAAAATGAAGATTCGTTTTGCTTTAATATTCCTTCACTTACAAGCTCACCGTCAAGGTATGTCCTCCATTTGCTCCCTATAGTGCCACCTTCTAATGAAAATATACTTTCATGCCATTTCCCATCACAAACATTCTTCGTTGATAATGTTGGGTACTCATAAGTGGCACTACTTCCTCTAAAGCCAATATGCATTGTTCCATTCCATCCATTACCACCACTAAATTGAAAAGACCAGCCATTTGTATTATAACCTTTTGCATTACCCATAAATAAAAAATACTGATTGTTTATAGTAGTACACTTAAATTTAAAACGTACGGTTTTTCCCCCATAAGGTAGTAAAGTTGAATTAAAGGCAACTTTCTTATTAGCCACAGTATCTAAATTCATAGCTTTTCCTTCGCCATTCCATCCTTCAACCCTTACTCCACCTGATACTGTTCCTATATAATTGTTATCTAACTTATTTACAACGTTCCCACTAGCTTCATCAAAACCAAACCATGCGACACCATATTGATACATTAATTGTTCTGTTGTTGCCATTTATTTCACCTCTCTTGCGCCAAATAACAACTTACCTATAGCTACATAATTATTCCCACCGTTTATTTGACTAATATTTATTCTGTAATATCTAAACTTTTTAGTATTATCGAATGTAAAAAATGACTCTTGATGTTCAACCCAATTTGTATAATTATTAACACTGTGGATGGTAGTCCGATCAGAATTATTATTAGATGCTTCTATAGTCCAAGTTTTTGGCATGTTAGCTATTAAGGGACTACTAGTAGAATATCTATTTCTTAATCTGTATGTGTTAACAATTATCTCTTTACCATAGTCTATTTTTAACCAACCATTTGTAACGCCATTAACTGACGCCCAACAATCTTAAGTATTTCCTGTGGATGGACTCGCACTAAATGGTATATATGGCATAAAGTCATTGCTATAAATACTACTAGCACTTGCGACTAGTGGAGTAGGGGTGTTGTTGGAAGTCATATTTGTTTCATACCAAGTTGTTACAATACTATTATTCTCTCTTATTTCCTTGATACTTAAAGTATTAATTTTACCAATATCATGTGTAAATACCTTGCCACTCACATTAGCAACAGGTGTGTCATTAAAATATCTATGTTTATCAAAAGGCACATCTAATTGAACTTCCTTGCCTTGTTCAATACCATGTAAAATCATGTTTTTATGTGAGTTATCAGGTAGGTGAATTAGAGTGTTGTCTGAAAGGGAATAATATTGAGTAGAGTTACCAGGGTTTTGTAAGACCATTTTTCTAATAGGAAGACTATCTTGGTAAGGAATTATCGAACTACCTAACACCAAGTCCACAGCATCTAAAATATTTGTTGCAGTAGAATTAGTTGTAACAACTACAGAGTGTTTTTTATTTGATAATCCTGTTTTTTCGTATACACAAACTCTCCAAACTAATGTAGCGTTATATTCAGTGAAATCTTCTTCTTTTCCATCTATAGAAATCTTTAATGAGTTTGATAAATCCTTATTAATAGGAGCTATTATTCTAATTGAATTTCCTATGAAACCAAATTTCATAGTTTGACCAACTGTGTTTGTTCTTTTATCAGTACCTCCACTTGTGTCAATACCACTCCAATTACTCCATCCTGTAGAATATTCAAAATTGGGATTATCCTCCTCGAATCTTATCCATCCATTTTCTGCAATACTATATTGAGTGCCAACTGCCATTGTAAATCCTTCCTTTCTTATTGTATTAAGAAGTCAAAATAAAACTCAGCACTATTTAAAACTAATGCTAAGTGGTTTCCTATCTAATTTAGTTGTCCAAAGACCTTCTACATTTACTGACACTCCATCTTGTAAAATGTAGCTTTTATCTTCAATACCACTATCAAGATTTTCGAATCTAAGCTCTCCTCCATATTTCAAGATATTACTATCGTTTAAAACAGGAACTTCTAAAATACCTATATATTTTTTTAAAATCTTATTTCAGAAAAATTAAAATCTGTTCTTGTGTGATAACCAAAAGAGATTTGAAAATATCTATAAGAATCTTCAATAAAAGTTTTTTCGTACGTTATTGCCGAAAGCCATTGACATTCTTTAGTTTCATTATATAAAGTATTCCATGTTTTCTTGTCTTTAGAAGCTTTAATAACAAAACTAGTAGTTGAAAATTTTTTATTCACTATCCACTCTATTTTACTTATTAATATTTCTTTTCCTATATCTAAAGTTATAAGCCCGTTGTAATCGTTAGAGACAATATGATATGTTGATAAATTTCCATCAAATGCTTTGTAGCCATTGGAAACCAATGGGGAAGGGGAAGTGTTTGAAGTCATATTTAATTCATATGGTTTATATATGGTTTGGATTGAGTGTGTTTTATTGTTAGATTGTAATAGTATTCTATGTTTGTAAAATGAATAGGCTTGTAAAATTATTTTTTCTTCACTTGTGGCAAAAGTATCATAAAAAATTTGCTGATATTCAATATTATCTTTAGAAATACTTATTTTGATGTTTCTAACATCATAAGAATTGTTTGTCTCATTCTTTAGTAGCACTTTTGCAAAAACGTTAACATATTCAGGAAGTTTTATAGTATAAAAAATACCACTAGCAATCCCGTTATATGGTTGTAACGAACCTTTTGTTTGGAACATTCGAATGTAGTTATCATCAGCAATTCTTTGTGAAGCATTAGTTTCAATAACATCACCTTTTGTTAGTTTTACTAAACTACCTTTTTGGTCATATACTTCAATAAAAAGTATTCCACTACCGCTAGTTCCTCCACCTGAGCCTTCTACTTTTAAATACCAATTCATTTTCTCACCTCTCTTATCTAGTTAAAACTAATACTCAATGGTTTTCTGTCTAGCTTTGTTGTCCATAATCCTTCTGAACTTTCAGATATTTTATCTTGTAAAAGGTAGTTTTTAATCGGTATAGGCTCATTTAGTTTTAATAGCTCTATTTGACCATATTTAATTAAGTTATCTTGTGAAATTTTAGGTAAACAAATCATAGTGTTACCTTTATATCCAAATTGTAATTGTCCAATAGCACTATAACTACTATATCCATCATTAGAAATTATTATTAATCTATAAATGCGATATTTTTTAGCATTTTTAAATGTAAACATACGAGTTTCATTTAATGCCCACTTTGATTGTCCTGTGATATTTGCTATGACATCAAAAGTTATGCCATCATTTGAAGCACTTATTGTAAAATCCTTTGGACAGGCATTTGCTGTACTTCCTGACCTAGAAGTAAGTTTTATTTGATTACAGTTTTTGGGAGAACCGAAATCTAGTTGAATCCAACCTGTTATAGAGCCACCAACCGTTACCCAACAATCACTACTATCATTATTTGTTCCATTAAATGCTTTCCAAGCAGGGAAAGTGTCACTCCAAATGCTACTAGCACTAGCTACCAAAGGAGAAGGGGTATTATTTGAGGTCATTTTAAGATTGTACCAAGTGTCAATTAATTCTAGTGAATATGTCTTATTTTTAGATTTAAACAGAGATTTTTCTATCCGAAGTTTCTCAGAGCCATCAAAAGTGTAAACTTCTCCTTTAGCAACACCTAAAATATCACTATGTTTTGTTTTAAATGTTTTTGCATTATAGTTGAGGGTAAAATATTGTGTGCCTCCACCTGAAGAACTTCCGACTATACCTAATCTAAAATCTTTAATCGTGTTTCCTTGTGAATCAATTAAGTTAGTCCAACTAGAAAATTCCCCACCATCTTTGTTCCAACTGAACCTTCCAACTGTACCTGTTAAATCAAGGAGAATACCATATGTTGCACCGGCAACTGCTGAGCCAATTGGATATAGGGCATTAGTGAACTTTCCGTAGCTAACCCAACTTTGATTAAGAGGGGTTGCAACACCTATATGTTTATAACTCACTGTGTTTTCAGAAAGAATTTCACAATAAAACATACCATCTCCTAGTCTTCTAAGCCCATTGGTAGTGACCCCTCCAAGGTTAGAAACTCCTGTTCTTAAACTTTTGTTGCTCCAATTCCCATCTATTTTAATGACCATTTATTTCTCCTCAATTCCTATACTTCTTATGTCAAAATACTTTCTTAAATCTACTGTTTTACTAAACATTTTTCCTAATTCACCAACACCTAAAATCTCACTTTTATTTATCATGGGTAAAGGTTCTAGGTCTATAACTTTGCGGTCAAGAGGAGATAGATTGTCCATACCTTGTTCTAAGAATTGAGTAGGTGTAGGTAGAGTATTAGAAACTGTTGACCAATGAGCTTCTACAATATCTAACGGCTCTAAAAAGTCCACTTGTGTTACAGCAAATGCGCTCGTTCCTGTTGTAGCTGTTATATATAAGCGATATTTTAAATATTCATTTTTATTTTCAAAATCATAAATTCTTTTTTCAGTCTCCTGCCAAGTAGTATTATCAGTAATTGTTGCAATATCAACATATGAATTTGTATTGGTGTTGTAGCCCTGTATAGTAAAAGTCTTTAATCCTTGAGAGGAAATAAGTGAATCATATCTACCTACTATTAAAAGCCTTGTTACTCTTTTTTTTGATAAACCTTCATATGAAATCCATTGTGGTGTACCACTACCACTATGCCAAATAGTGGTGTCCTTCTTATCAAAAGCTTTCCATGCATCGTAGCTACTTCCGTAAATACTACTAGTTTCTGCTACACCAATTGGAGCTGTGTTTGAGGTCATTTCAGGAATTATGCTCACAAAATTACTTTTGTTTAATGGTGTAAATTTCTTAAACTGACCATCATGTAAAACAAGTGTTTTATTTTCTACTATAGATTCAAAGTAAAATTCGTTGAATTGAACGTAATTTCCTTTAGCTTGAATTTTATATGTTCCTTTAGTTAGTAAATCACAAACAACATACCAATCTTCTGTAGCGGTTGTTGGTACAGTTTTAAATAGTTGGTATGTTTGAAGTTCGTTGTTGTATTTGAAGATATTTAATTCGTTTCCTGACGCTCCACCACTATCACTGTATAATCCACTAGTAGCCCAAAATCTACAATCTTCTTCTACTTTAAACTCTATATATGCTGTTGTACCTCCAACTAACAGTACAGCTCCATATGTTCCTTGTTTAGATGTTATTCCATCATGTAAAACTTCCGTTAATTTGTTAAGTGGTGTCGGTGTATTAGCATGTGTGTTTACTGAGCTTACATAGTTTGAAGAGATAAAATTAAATTTAACCATTGGTTTTGCATTTTTTGGTGTATTCATGGTTGCCATTATCTCACCTCAGTTCTAGTACGTCTTATGTCAAAATATTTTTTTAAATCAATTTCTTTACTAAAAACTTTACCAACTTCTCCTGACGATAGAATATCATTTCTTTGAGTCATTGGTATTGGCTCTAATTGTGTTACTTTGCGGTCAAGAGGAGATAGGTTGTTCATCCCTTTCTCAAGGAATTGAGTAGGGTTAGGTAGAGTATTAGAAACTGTTGACCATCCTCCATGAAATTTCTTATACTCACTATCATGTGTAATAAGAGATTTAGTAATATAAAGAATTGTCTGTTTAGAGTGATAAGTGATATTAGATGATGTTGTAGGTATATTGGATACTTCATTTATTGAGCCTGTGTCTGCAAATAAATCATACATAATTAAGCCATCTATATTAGAGATAAGGACTCTTTTTTTCTCATAGCTTTCTAGGATTTCCGTTTTACTAAGCTCTCTGTTCCAAAATTTTGGAAACTCAAGAATAACACCATCTTTTTCTGTAAAAGAAATCATTTTAAAACTTCTACTATATGAGTTAATAGATGTAGTAGATAGACTAAGTTCTCCATTAATATATATTTTGCACCCTGAGTTTCCTATAGTTATCGCTATGTGATTAGACTTATCTTTCTCTAAAAGAATATTTCCATATACAATACTACCTGGATTTCCATAATTATTCACAGCATGTCTCACTCCAATTGAACCCCTAGCATCTAGCATTATTTCAGAGAGTGTTCCATTAAAGAATAATTTCATAGTTTTATTGAAATCACTTTTTAGTTTTATCCAAAACTCAATTGTGTTTACGCTAGGTGTGGATACATCATAATTAATAGTTCCACCTGTTATAGCTCTTGTTTCTATTTTTCTCACCCCTTATTTTTCAAAAATATAAAGTTTATCAATTTTTACAAAATCACTTCTATTAATCTTCTGTCTGTGTAAACTACCTGTATCTGACCATGTAGAATCTAATTTCATATCATACTTGTAATCATGCTTAAGACTTAGTGATGTTGTTTCATCCGCATAGAAATCTAGTTCTCCAATAATTGAGTAACTTGCATAACCATTATTTGCAGACCAATTTATTCTATAAGCATGATATTTATTTACTCTGTTTACTTCAAAAACCTTATCTGTGTTTATCGTAGTCCATGATTGATTGTTTTGAACATCTAAGTCATCCCAAGTGCCATCAGTACCATTTGTAGTGTCATTGCTTCCTTGTAAAACCCAATTTTTAGGTAAACATTGAAAAAACAATGTTTGATTACTATTCGCACTCCTTACCTTATACTTAGTGATTATTTTTTTCTCTTTGAAATAAAATCCTAAAAATCCAGTCACTTCACCATTTTTTGTATTATAGTAGCCTGAATCAGCTTTATCGAAAGCTTTCCACGGAGCGTAGCTATAGTTATATTCACTAGAAGCAAAAGCGAAACCAAGTGTAGAAGATGTATTTGATGTTAAAGTTGGAACTGCATAACCACTATCAGTTAATTTCTTTTTTAAAATAAAATCATTTTTCTCGAAGTCTGATTTTGAGATAATGAATAAATCAGTAACAAACCCTGCAAATAAATCAATTCTTACTTGAATATATTGCTTAATTTCAGATTGGATAGCTCCATCCATAGCAATAGCTGTCCAATCAGACCAATCTTTATTGTTGTCTGACACTCTCGTTAAAACTGCGAATGAGCTTGCTCCATTGCTTGTATCAGTTGTAAATACTTTTTCGAAGTCCTTGAACTTATCGCCTAAATCAATCACATCGGAAGTCCAAGAGCCTTTTTCTGTATAAATAGGTCTTCCTTGACCATCAACATCAACTTGCATCAATTGAAGAAAACCTGTTGTCCTATTAATTTCAGTATTATCGTGAGTTCCTGAAACACCAATAGGTAATCCTACCTCTTTGCGCTCTAAATTACCGCCTACTACTGTCATAGAGCATCTTCCTTTCTTAAATATGAATTATGTTTTCTTCTTGTCTATCTCCTGTGTCAATAGACTCTATACCGCCTACAAAAGCATTTCCTTTTTTGATAGTCCAATTAATTTGACCTGCTCTATTGGCTTCTAAAGGGGCGTAGAAGCGTTCTATTTCAATCCCACTTGATTTGAACACCAAGTAGCCGTTCATGTCCTTATTCGATGTTAATTTGACCTCAATCAAGGCGCTCTCATTAAAAAGGTAGGGATACAACAGGTTGGAAGAATAGTTGAACATCATCTTTCTTGTAAATTGTTTTGTAGCCAAAATTAATTGACTTGATATTTGAGCGTTGAACACGTTGTACATTGCTGTAGTCAGCGTAGCTTCTTTATATGTGATAAGGTCTTTGTTTTCGAAATTTGTTGTTAAATGATAAGTTTCTCCATTTTCGTCAATGTACTCAACTTCAATTCTTCTTTTCATTAGGTTGAATGAACCATCTGACATTTCGAAGAAGAGTTTACATTCAGCCTTTCAGTTAAGGGAATATCGATGGCTGGTTTCCTGAATTTGTGAATAACACTTTATCAATCGCCTTCATTGTATTGAAGTTTTCTATTAAAAAAATCATTATAAAATAGGGTAGGAGAGAATGCCCCTAACCCTGTAAAATCACTCTTTTATTTGTAAATACAATTATGTTACTTTTACATGTAAGGGTATAAAACACGTTGTACTAAAAGGTTTTTATCTGCTAAAGCTGTTTTAGGCACATCTGCATTACAGAACGAATGATGTTAAAAATTATTCTGTGTGCTTACACCCAATCTGTTTTCTCTAGAAGAAAAATTGAAGATCTCGTAAAAGACAGTGTTCGAATGATGTGGTTAGCTCAAAGCCATTTCCTAGTTTGTCTACAACGTTTCCACTTGCTTCATCAAAACCAAACCATGCGACACCAAAGAATGCCATTAATTGCTCTGTTGTTGCCATATTATTTCACCTCTCTTGCGCCAAATTGTAATTCACCAACAGAAGTATATAAGCTTTCACCATTATTTGAAGATATATTTAATCTATAATATCTATATTGGGTGGTGTTTGAGAAATTATAGCTACGTTTCTCATTACTAGCCCATTTTTGTGATGTAACACTACATAGTTCAATCCAATCTTTATCATCGTTAGAACCATATAGTATGAAATCTTTTGGTGAAGAATTTATGTCGCTTGTTAAGTTTCTAGATGCTATTAAGATAAAAGTAACTAGAATTTTTTTGCCAAAATCTAGCTTAACCCAACCACTAGTACCCTCAAAAATCCAAGAATCTGTACTAGTTCCATTTATTCCATCAAATGCTTTATATGCTTCATAAAGTGTATTTCCACTGTTACCTAATAACTCATTACTAGCGCTTGCAACCAAAGGAGAGGGGGAAGTATTTGAAGTCATTTTAGTTTCATGCAAAGTTGTCACAATATTTTTACTCTCTTTTAATTCCTTGATATTTAAAGTGTTAATCTTTCCAATATCATGTGTGAATACTTTTCCACTCACACTAGCAACAGGTTTATCATTAAAGTATTTATGTTTAGTAAAAGGGACATCTAATTGAATCTCTTTACCTTGTTCAATGCCATGTAAAATCATGTTTTTAGGTGAATTGTCAGGCATGTGAATTAAAGTGTTGTCTACAAGAGAATAGTGTTCGTTTGTTGTTTGGTCTTTGATTGCTAATCTTTTAATCGAGAAATCCTTATTTGCAATATAACCATTATAGTCAATATCAATAGCATCCCATATGAAATCAGGGTCATAACCACCGTTAGTTATTTTTTCAATTTCAATATAGTGTAGACCTAATGGTAAATTTGTTTTTTCATATGCAAGAGCTGAGTTAGATGCAGTTCCTTGAAGTGTATAATATTCTTCTATTCCATCTATAGTAATTTTTACTTTTGGTGTGTAAGATGGGTAAAGTGATGAAATAATTCTTATCTTTGTACCATAGAATTTGAATTTAATCTTGTTATTAAGAACTGTGTTTGGTTGAGTTTTTTGACTTCCTCCACTATAGGCAGGGTTTGACCTTGAACCCCATACACCTTCATAAGTAAAATTTGAGTCAGTCTCTTCAATTCTTATCCATCCATTTTCAGGATTTGTTAAAATACTTCCGATTATTGCCATTTAATCAATCCTTTCTTATTGTATTAAGAAATTAAAATAAAAACTCAGCACTAGTTGAAAGTAATGCTGAGTGGTTTTCTATCTGATTTAGTTGTCCAAAGATTCTCTTCTATTTTAGAAACATCATCTTGTAGAATGTAGCTTTTATTTTCAAAAGTATTGTTTAGTTTTTCTATTTTAGATTTATCAATACCGTAATTAAAGAAATTATTTACGTTTATTTTTGGTATATCTATAGTGATGTTTCTAATACTTTTGAATAATATCTCCCCAATACACACATATCCATATCCATTAGTACTAAATATCTCTATTCTGTAATACTGATATGCAATGTTGTTTCTAAATTTATATTTTTTAGTTTCTCCATTGTTCCATGTCTGTTCTTTAAATTCAGCTAATTTTATAAATCTAGAATTGTCATTTGACGCTAAAATATTGAAGTCTCTTGGCATACCATTTGCTACTTGTTGAGTTAGCATTGTAGAACTTAATTCAAGGATATTAGCATGAACTCTTTTACCATAGTTAATTTGTATCCAACCTGTTGTTCCTGCAATGCTACTCCAATAATCATAGTTACCACCTGTATTAGTACCATTAAAAGCTTTATATGCAGGATATGTAGAATTAAATTCACTACTAGCACTTGCGATAAATGGAGCAGGGGTAGTATTAGATGTCATTTTAGTTTGGTAAACAGTGTCAATTGATTCTAGTGAATATGTTTTGTTCTTAGCTTTTAATAGAAATACACCTGTATACCAAGTGTATTTCCAAGAATATTCCCCTGAATATGCACCTATATTTAAAAGTGCTTCATCGTAGTTTGTGACATGGTAATCTGAGTCAAATTCAACTTTGTTATATATATTCTTTCTAGTTCCCTCGTTATAGAATGAGAAATTTGTAACACAGTTTTCGATAGTGAACCCTGAGCCTGAATAGCTCCCTACAAAATTTGCTTTAACATCGAAAACGCAATTTGTGAATTTTATCACAGATGTACCACCGTTTGAGTAGGTAAAGTTAGGGGATTGGCTATCAATTTTAAATAAACAATTTATAACTTCTCCTTTTACAGCATTACCATTAGCACCACAAATGGCATTTTGATAGTTATTACCACTTCTGTTACCGATTCTAAAATCAAATGTTATTTGGTATGCTTTTGTATTTGCATTTTGGAACATAATACAATGTGTATCTCTGCCACTATGCTTAGTACCATCGCACAAAAAAACTGTTTTTCCTTTTTCGCCAATAAAGGATATTGCTTTGTTATCATCCCAAAGTCCACCTGAGTCATATGTTCCTGCGATTCTTGTTACATCATGAGTTCCTTTTTTAGCAAAGATTGCGTCACCTGTGGTATCACATTGAGATATAGCATAGTTTACTGTTGCAAAAGGAGAAGTTTTAGAGCCACTATTGTTATTTGAACCTTTTTCTGAGTCAACATAGAAGATATTATTGAATGTTAGCTCCAAACCATTTTTTAATTTTATTCTAGCCATTTTTATTCATCTCTCTTCTCTAATTAAAACTTATACTTAATGGTTTTCTGTCTAGTTTTGTTGTCCAAAGTCCTTCTGAATTTTCAGATACTTCATCCTGTAAAATATAGTTTTTATTAAATATTTGGCTATCTAAATCGGGTATTGTTTTTTGACTATAATCAATGAAATTTTTAATTGAATAAGATGGTAGTGCATTCATATACAACCCTCTATACCCATACAATAGTTCAGCAACCCTGAATATTCCATCTGAGCCTGACGGTGTCCCATCAGGACAAAAAATCCTATAAAACCTATAAGGGGTAGTATTGGGGAATGTAAACTTTTTTGTTTCACCATTAATCCAAGATAGGTTAGATACCTCAAATATATTCACAAATGTTAAACCATCAAACGAAGCTAAAATCTGAAATCTTTTTGGGGTAAAAATATAATCTACTGAGCCTGAACCTGCTGTGAATGAAAGCATATTGACTCTTTTATTTTTCCCAAAATCAATTTGAATCCAAGCATTATCATCACTACGACTAGCTGTTGAATACAAACTTGTTTTTGAGGCATCAAAAGCCAAATATGGAGCAGTATAGTAGTTGCTTGCACTTACAACTAATGGGGAGGGGGCAATATTGGAAGTCATTTTTGTTTCATACCAAGTATCGATTGACTTTAGTGAGTATGTTTTATTGTTTGAGGTTAATAGAATATTATTGGAAAAAGACAGGATTGGTGTTAATGCTGAATAGACCTGATTCTCCACAAAAGATGAAGTATTGTATTTTTCTTGTAGTAATATGTTACTTTCATTATCTACTGCTGTTATTTCAACTGCGTTCTGTTTTCTATTAGCACCGTTACCACAATAGGGAACAAAATCAATCCTGCTTATAGCAATATCCTTATCAAATGATATTTTTATAGTGTCTGCCGAGCTACTTAGCCAATAATTGGCACTTGGATAATTAGTAACTATGGACTTATCAATATCGAAAGGAGAGTCAACATAATAGTAAGTACTATAACTATTTGCAGTACTTACTGTTCCTGTTATATCTGTTCCTTGAATGTAGAAAATACTAGATGTTAGACTATTCTTTGAAGGGAACTTTATAGGATATATATTACCATTGCTATCATATATCCTGACACCTCCAATAGTGTAGTATGTGCTTGCTTTAGTACACTTGAAAACTATTTCTTTTACTGCCATTATTTCACCTCTGTTCTGATATTCCTTATATCAAAATATCTCTTTAAATCAATAGTTTTACTAAATACTTTACCTATCTCACCAACACCTAAAAACTCACTTTTATTTGTCATTGGGAATGGTTTTAATTCTGTAACTTCACGGTAGTCATTTAATAAAGATAGGTTGTCCATTCCATGACTTATAAACTGTTCAACTGTCGGTTCATCAGATGATACATCTTCCCAATAGGCATTAGTTGGTGATACTGGATTCTCAAACATTTTCCATTCGGCAATATTGAGTACTTCATAGTAGTATGAATTTTTTCCTTGTAATCTATAATACATAAAAGACTCGTTGTTATTTAATTTATACCTTACATTGCTATCGTTATTAGGATGATTGATTACTGACAATAATTCTATAAACGATTTTCCATCATTACTTCCAAAAATCTTAAAATTTCTTAGCCCATAGCTACCACTTGATACAGCATTAGATTTTAATTCTACATACCCAATGTTATCAGCATTATCAAACTTATATTGAAGCCAATGTCCTTCTATATCCACAGGAGAGCCTGTCCCTGAAGACCAAAATGTGCTAACATTATTATCAAATGCTTTATAGTTATCATATGTTGGGCTAGTAGAAACTGAGGATGATGCAATACCACTAGGTCTATTATTAGCTAACATTATAGGGACAGCATTTTTTAATCCAGTTATTTCATTTACTTTTGGTATTAACTTCTTGTATTTTTTATCATGTAAAATAAATGTTTTATTGATTACTACATTTTGTGCAAAAAGCTCAGAGAAGACAGGGTATCTTGAAGTTGAAGTGGCGATTCTGTAAGTGCCTGCTGATATTTCACCTGTCAGATTTAACCAAGTAGTAGAATTCGAAGGACAATTTGATTCTTTTAAATTAGCATAAGTTCCATCAGTTTGTTTTTTCTGAATAAAGACTTTCCCTGTTCCTGAGTTACCACCACTATCTGAATAATATCCACCACAAGCCCACAAAATAATTTTTTCGGTACAAGAGAACTCGATATACCCATTTGTATTTAGTAGCGTAGCGTTTGATAACCCATCACCTGTTACACCATTTAATAAAGTTGATTTTGGGTCTGCTCCTTCGTGATATGAGGATAATATAGTAATACTCGATTCTTTCACATCTGTTAAATGAGTGGGTCTTGCTAGTCCTGCCATTATTTCACCTCAGTTCTAATGCTTCTAATATCGAAATATTTTTTTAAGTCAAAGGTCTTGCCAAATATTTTACCAACTTCGCCTGTTTGCAAAATGTTATTTCTTTGTGTCATTGTAATTGGTTCTAACTCTGTTAATGCTCTGTCGAGTAGGGGAGAGAGAGAGTCCATTCCACTTTCTAAGAATTTTTCTGAATTAGGTAGAATGTTAGATATTGTTGACCAATAAGCAGGGATTGATGGTACTCCATCAATGTATTCGTACATTTTTAACTCAGAGAAATTAGTTCTTTCGTTATTTGTAACTTTTGTGAAATTTATTCTGTACATCTCATAATAGTCAGGAGAAGATATTTCGTAGATTTTCTCTCCATTTTCATTCCAACTTTGTCCTGTTTGAGAATTTAGTTTTGTCCAATTCACACCATCATTTGACCCCTCGAAATCCCATGTATTAAGACCATAGTATTTAGCGCAGATTACACCATATTTAACCATCTTTACTTTTTTATTGAAATTATAACCAATGATTCCGCTAGTTTGTCTGTAATCTACAGGGAAATTGGTAGAGGTATTCCCATCAAAAAGCTTATAAGCGCTTTCGGGGTGATTTTGTGAAAATGCTTCTCCATATTGGCTAGTGTTGGAGGTCATAGCAGGAATAATTGTATTTAGACTAGTGCTAGGAGATATTGCAGGAATATATGCATTATACTTCTTATAATCATCATCATGTAAAATAAGAGTTTTATTAATTGGTATTTTTGTAAAACCGTAAACTAACTCATTCAAACCTGAGTAACTAGCGTGACCAAAATTAGATTTTATATTAAAACGATAATATCTGTATCTAGTATTATTCACAAATTCTATAGTCATAAAATCTGTAGATGTATTAGTGACATTAAAAGTAGCAATATCAATAAAATTTGTACCATCATTAGAACCTTGTATTGTAACTAATTTAGGGTATGCTTCTATAACGATTGATGAACAAGAATACTTTAAACAATTAAATAGTTTCATTGAACCAAAGTCTACTGTAATATGGCATATTGGAGCATTACTTATCCATCTAGAATCACTAGTAAGTTTACCGTCAAATGCTAGAAAAGGAGGGTTAAGTGACATGTTTGAACTAGCACTCGCAACATATGGAGAAGGTGTGTTATTGCTAGTCATAGTTAGTGGAAACCAAGTATATTCTAAAGTTTTACTCATCGTTTAATCCCTCGTTGCTACATTTGATTTATCAATCTTTACCCATTCTTCACGAATAACTTTTTTTCTATGAAGACTTCCTGAATCTGACCATGTAGAATCTAATTTCATATCATACTTGTAATCACGATTAAGACTTAGTGATGTTGTTTCATCCGCATAGAAATCTAGTTCTCCAATAATTGAGTAACTTGCATAACCATTATTTGCAGACCAATTTATTCTATAAGCATGATATTTATTTACTCTGTTTACTTCAAAAACCTTATCTGTGTTTATCGTAGTCCATGATTGATTGCTTTGAACATCTAAGTCATCCCAAGTGCCATCAGCACCATTTGTAGTGTCATTGCTTCCTTGTAAAACCCAGTTTTTAGGTAAACATTGAAAAAACAATGTTTGATTACTATTCGCACTCCTTACCTTATACTTAGTGATTATTTTTTTTCTTTGAAATAAAATCCTAAAAATCCAGTCACTTCACCATTTTTGGTATTATAGTAGCCTGAATCAGCTTTATCGAAAGCTTTCCACGGAGCGTAGCTATAGTTATATTCACTAGAAGCAAAAGCGAAACCAAGTGTAGAAGATGTATTTGATGTTAAAGTTGGAACTGCATAACCACTATCAGTTAATTTCTTTTTTAAAATAAAATCATTTTTCTCGAAGTCTGATTTTGAGATAATGAATAAATCAGTAACAAACCCTGCAAATAAATCAATTCTTACTTGAATATATTGCTTAATTTCAGATTGGATAGCTCCATCCATAGCAATAGCTGTCCAATCAGACCAATCTTTATTGTTGTCTGACACTCTCGTTAAAACTGCGAAAGAGCTTGCTCCATTGCTTGTATCAGTTGTAAATACTTTTTCGAAGTCCTTGAACTTATCTCCTAAATCAATCACATCAGAAGTCCAAGAACCTTGTTCTGTATAAATAGGTCTTCCTTGACCATCAACATCAACTTGCATCAATTGAAGAAAACCTGTTGTCCTATTAATTTCAGTATTATCATGAGTTCCTGAAACACCAATAGGTAATCCTACCTCTTTGCGTTCTAAATTACCGCCTACTATTGTCATAGAGTATCTTCCTTTCTTAAATATGAACTATGCTTTCTTCTTGTCTATCTCCTGTATCAATAGACTCGATACCGCCTACAAAAGTAACGAAACTACCACTTACATTTGTGAATGAGTTATCTAAGAATAATACAATTAATTTTGAGTTTTTAGGTGCTTTGATTTCTCCAATCCTAGCATTTAAACCTTTGCTAACTAGATTGTCTCTTAATTTCTCAAGTGAATAATTACCTATGTCTACTGTGTAAACTTTCTCAGTTGAAGATTCAAATAATGATAACTTATTGTTCATAGCTGTTATTTCTAAGTAATCATTTTTTTCAGGAAGACGTAGCCAAAATCTCTTCATAGTGCATTTCCTCTCTTTGCCTTAGTTTTTGATAGTCCAATTAATTTGACCTGTTCTATTGGCTTCTAAAGGGGCGTAGAAGCGTTCTATTTCAATCCCACTTGATTTGAACACCAAGTAGCCGTTCATATCCTTATTCGATGTTAATTTGACCTCAATAAAGGCGCTCTCATTAAAAGGTAGGGATACAACAGGTTGGAAAAATAGTTGAACATCATCTTTCTTGTAAATTGTTTTGTAGCCAAAATTAATGGACTTGATATTTGAGCGTTGAACACCTTGTACATTGCTGTAGTCAGTGTAAGCTTCTTTATATGTGATAAGGTCTTTGTTTTCGAAATTTGTTGTTAAATGATAAGTTTCTCCATTTTCGTCAATGTACTCAACTTCAATTCTTCTTTTCATTAGGTTGAATGAACCATCTGACATTTCGAAGAAGAGTTTACATTCAGCCTTTCAGTTAAGGGAATATCGACGGCTGGTTTCCTGAATTTGTGAATAACACTTTATCAATCGCCTTCATTGTATTGAAGTTTTCTATTAAAAAAATCATTATAAAATAGGGTAGGAGAGAATGCCCCTAACCCTGTAAAATCACTCTTTTATTTGTAAATACAATTATGTTACTTTTATATGTAAGGGTATAAAACACGTTGTACTAAAAGGTTTTTATCTGCTAAAGCTGTTTTAGGCACATCTGCATTACAGAAGTCTGAACAAAGTTACCACTTGTTAATTTAGTGTTAGTTCTATTGACATTTGTGTTGTAAGCCAAACCTGTAGTAGTTCCTGCTGTTCCTAATTCTCAAAAACCTGATTTGTTTTTATATTTAACATCACTTCTACCAACTGGAGTGAAAGGCTCTTCTCTCAAACTATCTACACGAACATTGAACCAACAGTCTTTAACAGGCTTCAACAATGCTTCCTGTTGGGTTTCCATCACCACCATTGCGATCACGAGTTGTGTATGATATTTCCAAGTGGTTCTGTCAAATAAACCAAAAAATCTCCTTAACAAAAGCGTTAAGGAGATCTTTAAAATTCAATTAATTTATGCTTTAATAACTGAGCCAACCCAAAGAATTTTCAAGTCTTTCATTTTTTGAAGATATTGTTTAGCGGAAGCTTCGTTAGCATATGTACCTGTTTGGAAGTAGAACTTACCTTTGTCTTCATTGATTGTGATGTAATCAATATTGGCAAGTTTGTTTTGCGCAACCTTAGCTTTGGCACTCTCGGCTTCTTTCTTCGTACTATACGTGCCTGACTGTATTCTGTAAGGTTCGTTTTTAGCAGGTGGTGTATTTGTTCCACCTTTGCCTTGAATCTTGTTAAGAGCCTTCTCGACACGATTTAAGAAGTCCTTCCAAGTTCCTCTGTCCAAGATTCTATGTGGGCAATACTTACCTGACCAATCTTGATGTTTCTTAACAGAGTTGATTCCTAAGCCATGTTTATTCAATAGATAAGCTGTAAGCTCAACTGCATTATTCTCAGCTTTATCATATCTATCTCCACCACTCTTAGAGTAGCAGATTTCTACACCAATAGATTTCATGTTGCCATTTCCTCTACCATCACCACAATGCCAAGCTGTTCGATTATCAGGTAATACTTGAATGATTTCCTTATCATCTACAACATAGTGGAACGAAACTTGATTATTGTTGCTATTGTGATAACGAGCTTCATTCAGAGCAGGTGCATCATTAGCTGTGTTATGAATTGTGACGTATTGAGGTGTCATACTGTATGGTGCTTTAAGAGAATACTTAGCAAAGCTTACTAACATTTGTTTAATTTCTAACATATAAAAATCACCTTCGATTAATTAATTTTTTGAATATAAAAAAGCAGTCTATTTAGACTGCTTCTCACTGAGTTCTTCTTTGAATGTTTCTTCCAGAGTTGCTTAGGCTTTATTAACAACATTTTCGAATATTGTTTGAGAACAAAGATACCGAGTACTTCGTATTTGCTATCAAACATTTTGACTTTTACTACCTATACTAGCCACATAAGTATTAGGTCTTGATGTCAGAAGGGGTAGAAGGAACTTTTTCTACAGCTCTAATAATTTGCAAGAGAACCAAACTCAACTCGAACTTCATCAAATTTTGTCAGGGTGGCGAGATACTTAACTAGCAATGAGGTTTTTTTCTTTCAATATTATTATGTTACTTTTTATTAGTTTCTTCGAAAGATACTGTTTCTAAAATGTCGCAGAACCGATTGTAGCGCTCTGCTTCAATACCTGAGAACTCTTTGTCAACATCAAATACAATACGTTGAATAGTTTTAATCATTTCAACTTTCTCGTTTTTGATTTCAATAATAAATTCTTCACCCATTAACTTAGATACTTCAAGGTTAAATGAGAGACTGTCTTCAAGGATAACGAACTCTTGACCTTCTTCATCTTTGTCACGAATAGGTTCTCCTTTTTCATCTTTCTTAGCGTAATCCTGTAATAGAATATCACGCTCATTAGCGATTAATTGCAACTGAGTCTCTAAGATTGCAATAAATCGAGAGCGCATACGAGAGTCCTTTCCTTTTAATGAAAGCTCATATAGGAAATCTCCGAAAGCTTTAAGCTCATAGTTTTTAAATACTAAAATCATGTTATTTTTATTCCTTTCCATTCAAAATAGAGGACACATGAATATGCGAATCCTAGTCCATATTATATATTATTTTTCAAATTTACCAAACGGTTTTTCAAAATATTTCGAAAAAAATGGTGTGATCTATAAGAGTTAGATGATGAACGCATAAGCGCCACCTTTAGAACCTACTTGGATTACAGTATAAACATTGTCTACCATCAAGACACGAGGTTTAATTTCAGCTAATATAACAGATTTAGTCCATGTTGGAATAGTGATTTCAGTGATTGCATCTTTTTTAGTTACAGAAATTTCAACATATACCTGAGATACAGCTTTAATATCAATGATAGTGTCAACTTGTCTTACAGCTTTTGCATCAATTTCAGTAGGTACATCATCAGTATACTTAACAAAGATTTCAGTATCTTGCTCTGAAACATCGTATCGTTGCACTGTGATAACAGAATCAACATAAGGCTTAGTTACAATAATTTCAGTGAAAACGTCAGAAATAATGTTTGGTTCGATTTCTACCCAAATATCTCTTCTATGTTTAACCTCAACTTCAATTTCAAGATTTGGTTTTGAAATGGTGATTTCTGTTCTTGGTGAATTTTCATCTATAACTCTCGGTGTGATTTCAGTTGGTATTTTGTCTTTTGCTACATAAATTTCTGCATAAGTAATAGAAGACCAAGTTTCGTTAATCTCAATTTCTGTATCAACTTTATCGCTATCATGAGTAGGGACAGAAATCTCAGCATATACTAAAGGTTTTGTTACAGATATTGTTGTTTCCTTTGTACTGTCTTCACTTCTAATACAAGTAATCTCACCTAAGATAAATAGTTTATTGACAGCTATTTCAGCTAAAATTCTATCATCGTCCTTAGGTACTCTAACACTGATTTCGACAAGTTTTTTATCTTCCTTACGAATTGCTGAGGTAATTTCTGACCATGCATAAGGCTTAGTTACAACGATTTCGGCAGATGGCTCAGAATGTAAAGGAACTTCTCTTCTGTGAACATAAATTTCAACTGGTTTTTCTCTTGAAGTGAATACAGAATCAACAGTTATTTCAGTATTTTTATCAGAGTTTCTTCTCTTGTATGCAAAAATTTCAACTAGGTGTTGACTTCTCCCTTGAGAGAATATTCTAGAATCAAAATATTTAACAATTAATTCAGGTGGAAACTTAGATTCTTTAGTGAAGAATGTTGTTTGACCAAACTCTGTTTCATTTGATAAACGAATAATGAAACCATTATTAATCTTCTCTAGCGCTACCCAAGACTTAACAATATTAAGTACATCAAATTCGATATAGCCATGTTCCTTGTTTATTGTAAATGCATTAGTTATTAAATTAATAGGGTTTGGCTTATTTAAATCAGTAATATTTGTTTCTTGCCAAGCTCTATCTGCATTTAAAATTTCTAACTTTAGGTTAGTGGGTGCTGAATCTTTATAGTATAAGCGAAAATGCGATTCTTTTAGCACATACGATTTATTAATTGAAGATAAATCAAATTGAACAAACGAGCGATATATATCTTCTGTGCTTCGACCAACAATCATAGATGAATTTGTACCATAGTTAATAGATTGGTAAGAAGTTTGCTCTCTTGTGAAAGCATCTTGAGTAGGGTTGAATATATCTGTAACTATTGGTGGTTGTTGTACTTCATAGATAGCAAACATTTTATTGTGAGGTGGTACTTCAATCTCTGTTGGCATATTATTATAACCAATAGGTTGAATCTCAGTGAACACATCTGAATTGCGACCATACATGATATTCAAATAAATATCTTTTTCATTTTTACCTATTGCACGAGAAATAAGTTCTGTATCTTTAGTGTCTTTCCCGATTGCTCTAGGTATAATTTCAACTTCTTGCTTTGAATCTCCTACAGCAATAAGTGTATATTTTACTTTGAAGTTATTTGTTGGTTTTATTTCAATAATTGTATCAACGGTATTGTCAATATCAATATTTATTCTGTTTGAGCTACTGAAAGACTGTACATCAATCAGTAACTCTCCTTTATTTAGAGAGTGATTTTCTCCCATGATTACACTTCCTTATCACATTGTATTGTGATTAGGCTTTATCTGCTCTCACGATAATGTCAAATGAACCGTTAGCGTCAGGCGTTGAACCTAATTCAGTTTTTAGTCTAATGAAGAATGACTTTTCTTCGTTGTTTTTTAGCACACCACTTAGTTTTAAATCAGGCTGAGGAATGAAAGGGGAATTGCTTGTGCTAAACTCACAAGTCATGCCAGTAGGGAAGTTTGCTGTGTTTGCATATAGATGCACATTCTCAACATCGTATCCATACTGATTTTTAAGAATGATTTCATGCTCCATAGTAGTTTGACCTGCAATGATAATACCAAAGTCAAGATACTGTAGAACCTCACCAATCTCACTAGAGAAGTATTTCCCATATATATCTTTAAACATAAGACCTGAGTATGTTCCTATGAACCGAGTTGACCAATAGTCAGTAGTACCATAATAGTCTTGGAACTCTACTTTAAGAGTATTCCAATCATCAATCTTAATATCTTTACTTCCGATAACTAACTCAATGTTTTGAGGTGATTCGCCAAGTTTAGTAAAGCTTCCATCAGAAGGGTAGAAGTTCCCATTGTTTAATAGGACACGATATTGAACACGAGTTAAATCATCATCACTTAAAATACCTTTTAGAATATTACCATCTATCGAAATATCAATCTTAGCAGTAGTATTTAAAATATATAAACTTGTATCCTTAATAGTTGTAGTATTACGAGGAAGGTAGTCTTCAAATGAAACAGTCTCAACAATTGTTTTGATAGTGTCACGAGGATTATCTACTAAGAACATACCAATATTAAAATATTCACTTTTCCATGTGCGCCATTGTTTATCGGTGATACTATTTAAGATTTTTTGTGTCATACCATTCTTCATGATTGCTTGCTCAGTAGAAGCATCGGCAACCACGAATTTATTATCCTTTTTATCCCAAACATACCATTTATCAGTTTCTTCACCTGTGACAAAGTAGCGACCTTCATCTCGATATGACTGAGAGATGTCGTTAACAAACACATCGTCTAAAGCCCCATACACACGTTTAGGGCTTGTTAATTTAATGAATTGAGGTTTTGGTACTGCTTTCATTTCAAGCACTCTTTGAGCAGTCTCAGGGGCTTCATCTGTCCATGTCACAACTTCGAAGTCACCTTCTAGTTCATCGACAGGCGACCAATTAGCTTCTAGGATTAAGTCGGCTTCTTTTACAGCTTCATCATCTGTGTAATAAAGAACTTCAACACTATCACCAAATTCATCGTAGATGTCGAATGGCTCAACTGCTGTTGATACGATAATATCGTCTGTGGATTCTGTATAAGCCACTACAGTAGGTAATTCACCGATATAGTCATACACACTGTATTCATCAACACCTGTCTCTACAACGATTTGTGAAGCGTCTGAGTCGGTGTAGTAAATAGCTTGAGGATTGTCACCTAATAAATCCTGTGCTTTAAATTCCTTTTTATTTAACACAACAGAAGCATATTGTTTATCCTCGAAATCAGACCACATAACTACTGATTTATCACCTGATAGCTCTTTCCATTGTTTTTCTGTGATATGGTTTAAATTGTTCATACCATATTGGATGAAGTTTTCTTCTGTGTTTGTTGTTAGTTGCCAAGCAGTACCATCATGGTATTTGTATTGTGAGTTGTGTTGAATTAGATATTTATCAGGAATAGGAGAGATAACTCTATCGTATATTTCGATTTGGTCTAATTCTCCAATAAATGCACTAGCATTAGTATCATGTACTCCACCTACAAAAAGTGGTCTAACTGCACCGTTATAAGAATTAGCTGTCACAGCTTGGAAAAGAGGGGTTGACATGTCATCTATATATACTTTCACATCTGTTAAGCTTCTTACTAGTAAAAAATCGTGCCACTTGTTATCTTTGAAATTACCTACAGTATCCTGTGTTAAGTAATTGAATTGATTAGGAGCATATGTTTCTCCTATCTCTAATCTTCCCCTATCATTAAAAGCTATAGCCAAACCTTTATAGTCTTTATAAGAACCTGAGTTTGATAAAATATAACCATTGGTAAGGATGTTTCCTAATTTAAACTTGAACCTTAAAGAATGCACACCAACAGGTAATAAGTCAGTAAACGAAATTTTTTGACTACCATTAAAACTCATAGCATAACCTTTACCATTCCAACCTGTTACACGAGTTGGGGTATTAACAAGTGTTCCTGAATATCCACCTATAGAATCCATAGTATTGCCACTAGATTCATCAAAACCAATAAATGCCTTACCATATTTACTTAAATTATCTTTACTATTAGCCATTGTATTGACCTCCAATATTTTTCCATAATAAAAGGACAACTAGTTTAATAGTTGTCCTCAATCATTGCTGTTTTAAAATCACTCCCAATAGGAATAGTAATCATTCTATTTTTCCCTAAAGGTGTTTTATCGTTGTTTACAATCTCATATTCAGTTGTAATTTTAGTGAAATCAATTGGTTGATTATCAACTGCTGAGTCAATCTCTCTAACTACTCCACCTTGAGCTAACATCATATATTCTGCTGTGTTAGGAATCTCTTTCACACGAGTTGAGGTAGGAGATAAAACAAGGTTTTTATTATCTGTTGTTTTAACTACTAAACGCTTTTGAGTGAAGTCAGAAGGGGAGAGAGCTTTGTTGTAGATTTGTAAATCATCAACCTGACCTGCAAACCAGTATCTATAGCTCGTGAATTTCATTCCACCAATACTAAGGTTTTGACCTGTATAATTAGCACTAGTTTCTGTTTGTGATGGTTTAACCGTTGATACTAGTTCATCATCTAAATATAGTTTTGCAACATCTTTTACTCTCCCTGTCCATGAGAATAGTATACTGTGCCATTTCCCATCACATAGATTAATATTAGGAGGTGTCACTAATGACAAAGAGTTTGTAAGAGGATTTGCAGAAGTATACCAATTTACAGATACTCTCCCTGAATTTATAGCAAAAAGATAACCAAAACTATTAGATGATGTTGTTGTATAATTTTCCATAATAGCTTGAGTAGTTGTACTATAACTTTCTGTTTTTATTTTGAAAGATACTGTTTTTTCGCCTAATGGAAGTACTTTATTATTAAACTCTAATCTATCGCTAGTACCATTAAAATTCATGGTATAACCTTTACCATTCCAACCACCAACTCTTGTTGCTCCTGTAACAGTTCCAACATAACTATTACCTAACTTGTCTACAACGTTTCCACTAGGCTCATCAAAACCAAACCATGCGACACCATATTGTGCCATTAAATTTTCTGTAGTTGACAAATTAATTCACCTCTCTTTTATATCCAAATAATAATTCTCCTATTGCAACATACAACGTACTACCGTTATTTTCCATAACATCTATTTTGTAAAATCTATAATTGACTTCGCTATCTAAAACAAATTGTTTTTCACGTAGGTTATTCCAAACAATATTTTCAAATTCCTTTATCTTACTGAAATTGCTTCCATCATTAGAACCCATCAAGGTAAACCTTTTTGGAGTTGCTGAAATACCTGCATTTGCAAGCTCATTTTGTCTTGGATAAATCTTAAATATATTAACCTTTTTATTTGTACCAAAATCTATTTGAATAAATCCAGTAGTAACATTATTAGCAGTTAGCCATGTGCTATTAGCACCATTTGGTAATAATTCTATAGAGCCATCAAAAGCTCTAAATGGCAAATAGTCTGCACTGTACGAGCTACTAGCACTAGCAACAAGAGGGCTTGGTGCTGTATCGGAAGTCATATTTGTATTGTACCAAGTAAAGATAGGTTCACTACTATTGTCACTTATTTCTTTGATATTCAAGGTATTGATTTCACCAATATCATGTGTGAACACTTTGCCACTCACATTAGCAATAGGTGTGTCATTAAAGTAATTATGCTTAGTAAAAAGCACATCTAATTGAATCTCTTTGCCTTGTTCAATGCCATGTAAAATCATGTTTTTATGTGAGTTATCAGGTAGGTGAATTAGAGTGTTGTCTGAAAGGGAATAATATTGAGTAGAGTTACTAGGGTTTTGTAAGACCATTTTTCTGATAGGAAGACTATCTTGGTAAGGAATTATCGAGCTACCTAACACCAAGTCCACAGCATCTAAAATATTTGTTGCAGTAGAATTAGTTGTAATAACTACAGAGTGTTTTTTATTTGATAATCCTGTTTTTTCGTATACACAAACTCTCCAAACTAATGTAGCGTTATATTCAGTGAAATCTTCTTCTTTTCCATCTATAGAAATCTTTAATGAGTTTGATAAATCCTTATTAATAGGAGCTATTATTCTAATTGAATTTCCTATGAAACCAAATTTTATAGTTTGACCAACTGTGTTTGTTCTTTTGTCAGTACCTCCACTTGTGTCTATACCACTCCAATTAGTCCATCCTGTAGAATATTCAAAATTGGAGTTATTTTCCTCGAATCTTATCCATCCATTCTCTGCAACGCTATATTGAGTGCCAACCGCCATTGTAAATCATTCCTTTCTTATTGTATTAAGAAAATCAAAATAAAAACTCAGCGACATTTTAAATAGTTTAAAACAATTTAAAACTGTTTTTAACTATTCAAAACTAATGATGAGTGGTTTTTTGTCTAATTTAGTTGTTAAAAGACCTTGCTCATTTTTTGAAGCTTCATCTTGTAAAATGTAACTTTTAGTAGGGATTGGTTCATTTAGATTTAACAGCTCTTTTTGACCATATTCAATGAAGTTTTTTTGTGAACATTTAGGCAAGTCAAAAACAGTGTTACCTTTATATCCGAATTGCAATTCTCCAATAGCACTATAACTACTGTATCCGTCATTCGAAATCACTGTTAGCCTATATATGCGATATTTTCTAACGTTTTTGAATGTAATTATACGTGTTTCATTCAATGCCCACTTTGTCTGTCCTGTAATATTTGCTATTACATCAAAAGTTAAACCATCATTTGATGCACTTATTGTAAAATCCTTTGGACAAGCATTTGCTGTGCTTCCTGACCTAGAAGTAAGTTTTATTTGATTACAGTATTTAGGAGAACCGAAGTCTAGTTGAATCCAACCTGCTATAGAACCACCAACTGTTACCCAACAATCATTACTATCAATATTTGTTCCATTAAATGCTTTCCAAGCTTGAAAAGTAGAACTCCAAATACTACTAGCGCTAGAATTTAAAGGGGAGGGGGAAGTATCAGAAGTCATTTTAGTTTCATACCAAATACCATCTTTATCTGATTCTTTTAATGAATATATTTTGTTATTTGATTGAAGAAGAAGTCTATGCATTCCTAAAGAATAGTTTTGCAAAACTGTTTTTTCTTCACTTGTTGCAAAAGAACCATAATAAACTTCTTCATATTTTTTATTATCTTTTGAAACACTTACTTTAATGTTTCTAATATCATAAGAAGTATTTGTCCAATTCTTTAAAACAACTTTTGCAAAACCATCAACATAATTAGGTAATCTTATGATATAAAAAATTCCACTCGCAATCCCATTGTATGGTTGTAATGAACTTCTTGTTTGGAACATTTGAAGATAATTATCATCTGCAATTCGTGATGTAGCATTAGTTTCAATGACATCGTTTTTAGTTAGTTTTACTAAATTCCCTTTTTGGTCATATACTTCAATAAGTAGTATTCCACTGCCACTAGTTCCTCCGCCTGAGCCTTCTACTTTTAAATACCAATTCATTTTTATGATTCACCTCACCCTTTATTTTAATTAAATCCTATACTTAATGGTTTTCTATCTAGTTTAGTTGGCCACAATCCATCTTCGTTTTCTGATACTTCATTTTGTAAAATATAGTTTTTACTATCATTAACTCTATTTAAATTTTTAAGGTCAGATACACCATATTTGACAAAATTATTTACATTTATTTTTGGTATTTCTATAGTAATGTTTCTTATGCTTTTGAATAATATCTCCCCAATACACACATATCCATATCCATTAGTACTAAATATCTCTATTCTGTAATACTGATATGCAATGTTGTTTCTAAATTTATATTTTTTAGTTTCTCCATTGTTCCATGTCTGTTCTTTAAATTCAGCTAATTTTATAAATTTAGAATTGTCATTTGACGCTAAAATATTGAAGTCTTTTGGCATACCATTTGCTACTTGTTGTGTTAACATTGTGGAACTTAACTCAAGGATATTAACATGAACTCTTTTACCATAATTAATTTGTATCCAACCTGTTGTTCCTGCAACACTAATCCAATAGTCATAGTTACCACCTGTATTAGTGCCATTAAAAGCTTTCCATGCAGGATATGTTGTACTAAATTCACTACTTGCACTTGCAATTAATGGAGCAGGGGCAGTATTAGATGTCATTTTTGTTTCGTATACAGTGTCAATTGAATCTAATGAGTAAGTTTTATTGCTTGATTGAAGAAGAATCTTATGGCTTTAATAGAGCCACTTCCATCAAAAAAATAAGTGTCTATGAACTCTTTATCGTTAGATAACTCTTTTATATCATTATAAAATTTTATTTGTCCTGTATTAATAAAGAAAGGGGTTTCTCCATTTGAGCTAGAGGAACTTCCGATTGCAGGCTTTATTTCATTAAAGGTGTTTCCTGCATAATCAACAATATCAAACCAATTTGAGAAAACCCCTCCATTGATGTTATATCTCAATCTACCTTTTTCAGTAGAGGTTAAGTCTAAGTGAAACCCATATACAGCATTAGTAGTTAAAGCAGTAAGACTTACATTATTTCTAAATGTTCCAACCATATTACCATAACTAACCCATGCAGGGTCTGTTTTAGAAGTTACACCTATCCATCTATTTGTTGTAGCTGTGGTATTGGTGATTTCAAAATAAAATTTACCTTCTCCAAGAAATCTAGAGCCAATTGTACTTTTTGATGATAAAACTCCATTTGTTACTGTGTAGTCATTTGTAGAGTTCCAACGACCATCAATCAAAGATATTGTCATATTACTTCACCTGAGTTCTGATACTCCTTATATCAAAATATTTCTTTAAATCAATAGTTTTACTAAACACTTTTCCTATAACATCAACACCTAAAATCTCACTTTTATCTGACATTGGTAAAGGCGCAAACTCTGTTACTGCTCGGTCTAATAGAGGAGATAGGTTGTCCATCCCATAATCATTAAATTTAGTGTGAGTTGGAAGAGTTGATGGTATTGTAGTCCATTGTTTATCATAGATAACAGTAAGTTCATCCTCGCTGAAAATTTTACCTATATATTGAATTTCACCAATAGTGATATAAGTTTCTGAATCTGACATTGGTGCTGTAATATTAACACGATAAATATTGTAATATTTGTCATTGTCAATTTCAAAATCTCTGAAATTATTAGTCCATGAACTAGTCATATTTTGAGTATCTAGTATTTCAAAATTCACACCATCATTACTACCTTCAAATGTCCAAGTTTTAGGCGCTCTATTGAGATGAAATGGGTCTGTTGATGGTGTTCTTTGCACTGGTTTCATTCTATATTTAATAACTTTATACCTCTTGTTATTAGCGAATTGATATTGAATCCATGCTTTTCTTGAGTTAGCCATCCATCCTGTATTATCAGTGTTAAAGCTCCCATCAAATGCCCTGTACGCTCTATCTCCTGCACTGATTTCTTCACTAGCTAATGCTACTCCCATAGGAGCTGTATTTGATGTCATAAGAGGAACTAGGCTTTGAGGTGTCTTACCTTCAGGCTCTACTACTTTGGATGGTATTAATTCTACAGTTTTATATTCGCCATCATGTAAAATAAATGTTTTATTAGTGTTTTCATAGCCATAAGTAACTTCGCCAATAGTAGTATAACTTGCTCCTGAGCTTATAACATTGATTCTAAAGTATCTAGCTGTTGTATCATTTATTTTAAACTCTCTTGTCTCATTGGCACTCCAACTATTTATATTAGTAAAATGACCTAATTCTTTGTATTCTACATCATCAATAGATGAATAAATCTTAAATTCTGTTGGGTGAGATGGTAGGTCTGAGTCTGTAGCTTGGACTCTTACTTTATTAACTTGTATTCTTTTGTTAAAATCTATCTTAAGCCAATAGGGGAAGTTATCAGTATAAGTTCTCCAAAATTTAACTGCCCCAACTTTCCCATCAAATGCTTGATATGCAGGATAAAAACTAGCGCCTTGATATTCACTACTTGCACTCGCTTTTAAAGGAGAAGGTTTGTCATTAGAAGTCATGTTTGTTTCATACCAAATAGTTTCACTCATTACTTCATCTCAGTTCTAATAGTTCTAATATCAAAATATTTCTTTAAGTCAATACTTTTACTAAATACTTTGCCAACTTCTCCTAAACCAAGAATGTCATTTCTTTTTGTCATATCAGTAGGTTCTAATTGTGTTACTTCTCGGTCAAATAGAGGAGCTAAAGATATTCCATGCTCTAGGAATTGTGTAGAATTTGGAAGGGAGTTTGAAACTGTAAGTATCTTTTTAGTAGAATACTTAACAAGAAAAGTAGCTTGTGAATAAGTTCCATTACTAGCATATTTACTTTTATCTATACATATTGTGCCAAAAGTCTCGTCTTGTGGATACCATGCTACTAAATTATCAGACATACTATCTTTTTCAGAGAGTTGATACATGTTTTCTGATATTTCTAATTCTGTTCTAGCGACAGTCCAAATTCTTGAATCTTTTAATTCTCCTTGAAAATACTCTATATATCCAGAGGTAACAGCAGGGTTAGCTCCTAATGAAAATATAGCAGATGTCTTTCCAACCGTTCCACTATAGGCAAGCTCACTCACCTTAACGCCATTTACATAAAATATAATATTTTTGCCATCAAATGTTGTTGCTATATGCGACCATTGGTTTAATGGAAGCTCGTTTCCATAACAATATCTATATGCACCATTTAAATAAAATCTTGAATAAGGTTTTCCGTTTAGAAGACCTATAGAGTGTCCTCCATTTTCAACGTTTGACATAATATCTTGATGTGTACTAGTTATTGCATGGGGTCTGACCCAAGTTTCTAATGTCACTAAGTTATATTTGTGGACTTTCGTTGTTCTCATATAGGAATTTGTACCATTATAAAACGCTGAACTAGTTTTTTTCTGCTCAATTTTTTTATATTCACCATCATGATAGATAAAAGACTTATCAGGAACATAATATGTTTTAAACTCAATTTCTCTGATATAGGTAGGGTATGTACCGCCACCTGTTTCTTTGTTCTTTCCTTTGATAGTTAATTTGTCATTTCTCTTGAGTTTTAACATAGGTAGTGGAGAGTCTGTATTATCGTTAAAAGTTCCTATTACTACATCATTTAATAATATTTGCTTATCACTAAATCCATAGTTTGTTCTAATTACTTTAATGCCATCAATATATAATCTTCCTTCTAGCCCACTGAAAATAATATTAATATTGATTTGCCCACCATTACCATAATACATATAGGTAGTTTCAGTTCCATCAAACACTTCTGAGTTGCCACTGAGTATAGTTGTTCGGTTTCCTTTTCCACCCCAATTATCATAGCTTGTTACAATGTCCATTTATAACACCTCAAGTCTATCAATCTTTAACCAATCAGCACGAGTAATTTTTTGTCTGTGTAAGCTTCCTGTATCTGACCATTTAGTGTCAAGTTTCATATCAAATTTATAATCTCGTTTAAGACTTAGTGACGTTGTTCCTTCTTCATAAAAATCTAGTTCTCCAATAATTGAATAACCCGCATAACCATTGTTTGCAGACCAATTTAGTCTATAAGCATGATATTTATTTACTCTTTTTACTTCAAATACCTTATCTGTGTTTATTGTAGTCCATGATTGATTGTTTTGAACATCCAAGTCATCCCAAGTGCCATCAGTACCATTTGTAGTGTCATTGCTGCCTTGTAAAACCCAATTTTTAGGTAAACATTGAAAAAACAATGTTTGATTACTATTCGCACTCCTTACCTTATACCTAGTGATTACTTTTTTTTCTTTGAAATAAAATCCTAAGAATCCAGTCGCTTCACCATTCTTTGTATTATAGTATCCTGAATCAGTTTTATCGAATGCTTTCCACGGAGCGTAGCTATAGTTATATTCACTAGAAGCAAAAGCAAAACCAAGTGAAGAAGATGTATTTGATGTTAAAGTTGGAACTGCATAACCACTATCAGTTAATTTCTTTTCTAAAACAAATTCATTTTTTTCGAAATCTGAATTTGAAATAATGAATAAATCTGTAACAAAACCTGCAAACAAATTTATTCTAACTTGAATATATTGTTTTATATCAGATTGAATAGTTCCATCCATTGCAATAGCAGTCCAATCAGACCAATCTATACCATTGTCTGATACTCTTGTTAATACTGCGAAAGAGCTTCTTTCATTCTTTGTATTGGTTGTAAATACTTTTTCAAAATCCTTAAACTTATCGCCTAAATCAATCACATCGGAAGTCCAAGAGCCTTTTTCTGTATAAATAGGTCTTCCTTGACCATCAACATCAACTTGCATCAATTGTAGAAAACCTGTTGTCCTATTAATTTCAGTATTATCGTGAGTTCCTGAAACACCAATAGGTAATCCTACCTCTTTGCGCTCTAAATTACCGCCTACTACTGTCATAGAGCATCTTCCTTTCTTAAATGTGAATTATGTTTTCTTCTTGTCTATCTCCTGTGTCAATAGACTCTATACCGCCTACAAAAGTAACAAAGCTACCATTTACATTTGTGAATGAGCTGTCTAAGAACAATACAATGAATTTAGAGTTTTTAGGTGCTTTAATTTCTCCAATCCGAGCATCTAAGCCTTTACTAACTAGATTATCTCGTAGTTTCTCAAGTGAATAATTACCTATGTCTACTGTGTAAGCTTTTTCAGTTGAAGACTCAAATAATGATAACTTATTGTTCGTAGCTGTTATTTCTAAGTAGTCATTTTTTTCAGGAAGACGTAGCCAAAATCTCTTCATAGTGCATTTCCTCTCTTTGTGTTAGTTTTTGATAGTCCAATTAATTTGACCTGCTCTATTGGCTTCTAAAGGGGCGTAGAAGCGTTCTATTTCAATCCCACTTGATTTGAACACCAAGTAGCCGTTCATGTCCTTATTCGATGTTAATTTGACCTCAATAAAGGCGCTCTCATTAAAGGGTAGGGATACAACAGGTTGGAAAAATAGTTGAACATCATCTTTCTTGTAAATTGTTTTGTAGCCAAAATTAATGGACTTGATATTTGAGCGTTGAACACCTTGTACATTGCTGTAGTCAGTGTAAGCTTCTTTATATGTGATAAGGTCTTTGTTTTCGAAATTTGTTGTTAAATGATAAGTTTCTCCATTTTCGTCAATGTACTCAACTTCAATTCTTCTCTTCATTAGGTTGAATGAACCATCTGACATTTCGAAGAAAAATTTCATTCCTTGACCAAACAAACCAAAACGAATAACCTGATTTCTCTGAATTAAATAAAAATCATTTTTCTCATGCGTAAGTAGGTCATACTCAGCATAGTTTTTACCATTTACATAATCAGCGTTCCAATTAAAGGGGATACCGATCGCCTGTAAATTTTGTCCATTTGTGAATAACATATTATCAATCTCCTTCATTGCATTGAAGTTTTTTATTAAAAAATTCATAAAAAATAGGGTAGGGGAGAAATCCCCTTACCCTGTAAAATCACTCTTTTACCTAATTATATTATTATGTTACTTTTAAACGTAACGGTATGAAACACGTTGCATTAATAGGTTTTTACCTGCTAATGCATCAACTGGTACATCTGCATATACAGAAATCTTAACGAAGTTACCGCCTGCTAAGTGAGCGTCAGAGCCATCTTCCTTCGTATTATTTGCAAAGCCTAAAATTTCTTTTGTTGCAGGTGTTTTTTCAATTTTGATAGCTTGGTATTCAATATCTAAACCATCAAATGTAGGGTTTCCTTCCTTATCTGCCCATTGTGGCTCGTTAACATCTGTTGTACCTGCTTTAGTAACCTTATAAATGAAACCATTTGGATTTGTTGGTTGGACATAAGTGTTTAATGCTAAATCTTTTTTAGCAGACCAAACTTGGGCAGTAGATGCATTTACATTTGTTGTAGTTCCTGTTGTACCTAAGTCTTTAACACCTGACCTATTTGTATCTTTAACACCACTTTTACCAACAGGTAAAAATTTATCTTCTTCACCTAAGCTATCTACACGAACATTGAACCAACAATCTTTAACTGCCTGAACAATGTTTCCATCTTGACTTCCATCACCACCCTTACGGTCACGAGTTGTGAATGTTACTTCCTCCATTTTAGAGCAATCTTCTTTACCTCCACGGTTATTCCAAATATAGAATACTTTAGTTTGTGACGGTGAGTCAGCATCTACAGTACCGTAGTTTACTGTATAGTTTACTTGTTTAGAAAATTCATTTGTACCTTCATACCATGAAACCTCAGGCGCTTTTGTTGCCATAATTAAATTCCTACTCTCTAATCAATTTTTATTTTAATATTTACTGTCAGGTTATATGCGTCTGTATTAAAATTAGATACATTCAACCTGAAAACATCATTTTCTTTAATTTTTGTTGTTTTTAATTTGTGTAGTCTGCTATCTTTGTGATTACCTGCATTAATTGAAACAGGTTTATCAATAATAGAATACCAATTATTGAAATCTTTTGATAATTCAATATCTATTAAAGTATCGACAGTACCTTTTTTTGAGACAAATGCTTTAATGTCTAAAATTTCTCCATTATGAGGGAAGACTACATGAGGGTCTTGGACACCTTGTAAAATTTCTTGAGGGCAAATAAAAACGATAGTTCTATAGTCTGTTTCATTACTAATGTCTTCCACTTTAATGTAATGTTCTTTAGACATAAGACCATCATATTTATCAGATGCCTTAGGGATATTCCCACCTAAATTATCTATTGGAATCCACTCTTTGCCATTCCAACGGTAACGAATACCTGTGTCATATACTTGCACAGTCCAACCAACGTGTGGGTTAGGGTACTTTTGCGCTATTTCATTCTGTGTTTGTACATATGGTTGATAGATTAATACAGTGGTTTCGTAAGCATCTTTGACAAGATCAATATATTGCTGTGCTTTATCATTTGTTTCAAGAACAATGTCTGTAGCTTCTTTTGTTAAATTCGTAGCGATAATCATATTCTCTAAAACTTCTTCAAAGTTTGCTGTTTGACCGATTAATTCTTGAATCTGAGATTTTGCTTCTTCAATGATTTTGTATAGTGTTTCTGTGCTATTAGTGCCATCATAGTGAATAATTCGATTAGAAGGGTATAGAATGACACCTCTGCCTTTATACACAATAGAAACTGTTTCTGCTTCTCTGTCAACATTGAAGTAGATGAAACCATTTGTATAGTCACAATAGAACTCGTTTTTACCTAAACTACTTTTTATGAACTTTTCGTAGTTTACTTCAAACATATTCGCAATCCTTACTCGATATAGTTCATCAGGAATTTCTAAGAGAGCAACACGTTGATTTACTATACGAGTAATGTCTAGTCTATCAATGAAAGGGTCATTAGGTGTTCCTTTTCGCCAAACAATATGAATAGGGTTGTTAAATTCTAAATAATTTATGGGTTGTTTTGTTACTGCCAAATTCTCACCTTCTTTATGAACCTATTGTTACAGTAGAACTAGTTCCACCGTTAATTTTAGAGCTAGTTCCTGCATGTGTTGTAACGGTAGAGCCATCAATAGCAACTGATTTACCATTGATGAAAACATTTCTACTGTTACCAACTGTTACTGTGCCTTGAGCGTTAGTGTGAGAACCACTAACATATGTGCCACCACTAGGTATGTTATATGAGTCATTCTCTTTTGTTTTGTCACCTTGAACTATTGGTGCTTTTCCTTGAATAGTAACGTTTGTTACTGTTGATACTGTTTCTCCTTTGACTGTTGCAGAAGTTTGATGTTGAACCCAATCGTAGATAGGGTAGGTTGGTACATAATTACCCCATTGGCCATAGTACCCACCACCTGTATCTACTTGCTCATTAACCTTATAGGTGATGTGGTCAGTGGCAGTAGAATCAGATATTGTAGCGTCTTTTAGAGCTATGTTTGCCATATAAAATCCTCCTAGTTTAAGCTAATCTTAGTTCCTTTGATTTCCACACCACTTGCAGAAATTTTGATGTAGTTATTAGTATCAAAACGAATCATTAGATTATCCTTTTCAATAGTAATCCAAGAGTATTGACCAAATTGCATTTTAGCGTCTTCACCTTTAACAACCCTGAAAAATTCATACAAATCAGTCTTTGCAACGAACTTTTTGTCTGAGTGGAATCGAACGCCACCTTTAGACTCAAAGTAAACTGCTTGTCCTGCATCATCTGTATCTGTTTCATTGAAATAGAATTTTGTCATAACTCCATTTGGTGCATCATATTCAATAGCAAACTTTTTGTTATCTTTGTAAACTTTTGCTTGCTCAGAGCCACTACCGTATCCTCTACCATTTCCTGAACCGAAAATCATAACAGGGAATGAAGTGTCGCGTGTGCCTTCAAAGGTAAACTCTAGTTTTGTTTTTTCGCTATCTGAGAAGAAAGTATTGAATCTCATAAAGTTTTTAGCAATATGGATAATGTCTTGTTTTGTGCTTCCTTTGCCAAGTGTCTTTAAACTATTTACTGTTAAATCAGAGATATATGAACCATCAATATCTTCAATCATTTCATCGTCATCACCCATGATGTATAACTTTTTAGCAAATAGTGAACCATCAGTATCAACCCAAAATCTATCTTCGCCACTCTTGGTTTTAATTCTAATAGCGTCATTAGCATTTAAGAAAATGTCAGCGTTATCGCCATAGATTGTAATACCTTCTTCATGATCAAATACAATTTTCTCACCTAAGTTACCGTCAACAATTTTAAGATTGTGAGTAGTAATGTCTTTCGCATAAAGCCTACCATCCAAACCAACCCAAAACTTTCTATCTCCATCGACTTCGATTTTAATACCATCATTACCGCTAAGGTAAATAACAGCACCGTTGTTGTCACCGAAAATTGTGATACCGTCAAGCCAATCAAAAATAATTTTATTGTTCATGTGACCATCAACAATTCGTAGATTGTGAGTTACAAGACCTTCTGCGAATAATGTACCATCTTCCCACATAGGGTCGCCTAAGGTTGCAAATAGTTTACTAACCCATTTGCCTTTTTCCCATTTTTGAAGGGCAAGACCATTAGTAGCATTAAGGTAAGCACGATACCTACCATCATTTCTGACAGCTACGAAACCTTGTTTACCCATCATAAGGTTGTTATAGTAACTTCCCATATTAATACCTGAATAGAAAATCGAATCCTCTATAGCTTGCTTAAGCTTTATTGATGCATCATGATAGTCTCTAAATACTTGAATAAAGTAACCTCTATTAGCAATCTCACTCGTTGTTTCCATAAGTGGGTGTTTTTGGTCAATTTCAAGAAATTCATCTCTAATGATACCTTTTTTTGTAATAGGGAGGAATTGAGATAGGTAGTTTACAAGAGCTGTATATTTTTCAATGAGGTCTTTTGTGCTGTATCGCTCAATATCAGATATTGTAGTAGGGAATCTACCTTCATCTTGATTCCATGCTTCATCAAAGTCTGTTTCATTGTCTCTTTCACTCTTATTATATTTGTCAGCGTGTTTGAGAAGGGCTTTGTAGTCGGCGTGTATGCGGTGCAATTCTGTAGTAATTTGTAGTTTTTCAAGAGTTGTTAGTTTTCCGTCAGCAACAATTTTATCGAAAATACTTACATCAAAGAAATTGTTCTCTGCGTCTAGGATAAGGTCGCCAACATTATTAACAATCTTAATTCCTTCCGCAACCATATCTTTCGTATAAAGTGTTCCGTCAGGGTTAGCCCACATTACTTTTTGCCAATCATTATCTTTCCATCTTGAGATAGCAAAACCTTTACAGTCAGTAATTTCAACCTTATTTACAGTGTTCCATGATTTTAAACCGAAACATTCTCCTGTTTCTTGGCGAATAATATTATCAAATTGATCTCGGAGGTTTTCAGAAACAAGACCAAGCCACATAACTTCTTTACCATCTGCATTGTAGATAGTAGTCCTAGAGCCTTGAGTTTTCCAAGCTCCTGATTCATCTTCAATATATAAATTAACACCTGAGATAAGTTTGCCGAAGATGTATTCACCCCAAATACCGTCTTTTGAAATTGCGTGTTTCCATGTGTTACCACGGTCATTTGTGATAGCCAAGAAGCCGTTTTGTATAACCAACCAACTATCAGGATCGTCAAGCGATTTAACGATGATACCACGCTCTGAGATAGTTATTTGTTGGTCATAGCCTGCTAGGACAGCATTTTTTAATGAGTCCCACTTATTGTTGATAATTTCATTGATTTTACCGTTGTTTTCTTTCGATAGATTCCAACCATCTTTGTCCATCGACACGATAGTAGAAGTGAGATCTGCTTTGTTTAGCAAGTCCATTAACAATGCACTACCATCTTTAAGGTCTTTCTCGTTAGCGATAGTTAAAGAGATTTCAAAATTCTCAAAGTCATAATTGATTTCAATGATTTTTGCTAGAATATTAACTTTGAGCCTATCGTATCGTATTCTGATACTGTCACCTAAACCTAATTTATCCCAATCATTTTGACATTCAATAACTGAGAGGAAATCAATAATGCTTACAGTTAATTGAATTTTTGGCTCTTGACTTTGTTTGAAGATTGTTTTAGCTTCTTTCATCAAATCTTCGGGGTGGGTGATAGAGTCATTTGTATACTCTTGGACAATGATAAAGTTTTGTAACTCTGCGTATTCATCATTAGTAAAGTTAGTAGAAGGTTTAAGTTTATCTAAGTGGACTTGCTTTTCACGCTCTGCATCTTCTACATCAAATCTAGCATTGTCAACGACTGCTTTTTGGTTAGATTCTTCAATCTCTTTTGCTCTAAGTAATTCAATTACCTCAGCATGTCTTTCAGTTCCATCTTTAGTGCCTCTGTCGTTATATCCATCTTTACCCCAAAGACTCTTATCAGTTTGAAAATCAGCTAAAAGAACATCTCTTTCATCTTCTAATAGCATTCTTTCTACAGTTATTTTAGAAAGTCTATCAGATTCAATTGTAAGGATTGCTTGTAGAGCTTCGATTTTCTTAGAAATAGTTTCAAAATCACTTTCTAAGCTTTTCACTAAGTCTTCATACTTTGTTAGCGCAATACATAAATTATCACTCATGTAGTCTGAACTTTTGATTACCCTGTTGTTTTCTTTATCATATTCAAATGGATACATATAAAAAGAGAAGTCCTGTATATAGTCTTCTCCAAGTGGGTTTATTTTTCTAAATGTCAATCCTTCTGAACCAAATGCTCTTAGGCGAGTAACTGTTGTGCTACTATCGACTGATAGATCGAAGCTTTCTAAGTATTTACCATCACGAATGTAAAAGCCTTTATTTAATCCTACATTTTCAGCTTTGTGGAACTCGATTACTAAATCCTCAGTGTTCCATTTGATTACAGCGTTCCATTTAGTCGCAATGTCATACATAACTTCTAATAGGGACATAGAGCTTACATTGTATTTTCTTTCTGCTGTTTCGGAAGTAGTGAAGTAGCTGTCAACATAACCGATAGTCCAACGCTTAATAGGGACTTCTCCTAAGCTACCATAAACATCTTCAAGAACACCATCTGCAACATCTTTTAAGTTACCGATCTTCTCGTATTCTCTAACGTTTTTGTCACCTAATTGAACACCTAGCGAATATGCTCTATATTCAATATAATCTTCATCACCGTAAGTTTTGTTAGATTCATTAAAAAGAAAATACTCAGTTGTGTTGCCAACAACATATTTAAAAATATATCTGTGCTTAATACGCTCGATATTTGGGTTGTCCATAGGAACTTCATCTTTAATAATGATTGTTGGAATCTTGAATGAAAGCTCATTTACTGTACTTAACTTTGTATAGTATTGTACATCATAGGCTTCATTAATTTTAGCGATAGTGCTTTTATTTGGTTTACATAAAAAAAGACTTTTCTTAGGTAGTTTTAGGTTATAATCAATTTCACCTATCTTCACTAGTCATTCCTCCTGTTTATTCTTGTAGTAGTATTGCTTTGTGTCTAATATCGAGGTCAAAGTCACCATCAGATGTGATGTAGTTGTTTCCACGAGCTAATTCTAAGTATTCATCGTTGTGTGAATCATACCTGTAAACACCGTTAACTTGATTGCTTGAAACAATTTCTTCATTCTCACAATCAATGTATATTTCTTCATTGTTATTAAGGTCTTTAAACTCAACTCTTTGACCTGTTGTAAAGTTGATAATTGCAATATCACCTTTACCGTTTTTCTTTCTTATCCATAACTTAGGTTTGATAGGGAAGTCACCTGTGTTTTCCAAGAAGCCATATGGTTTTAATTCCATTTCAAAAGCTTGTAGGTATGGTTTAACAGATTCATTCTCAGAAATCATGACTACCTGAAATTGAATATACAAACCTGTTAAAATATATTCATCTAATAGGTCATAGGAAGTTATGTACATTCTTTTCCAATCAGTCCAATCGTTTTGATTGTAGGAAACTCTAAAATAGTATTCTACTGTTTGATTATGAATATTAATTAGTGTCTCTTTAATGTTTGCAATATATTTATCTAAGTCATTTGAAATAAAGAAAGGAGGGGAGATATAGATACCTCTAGGAACGCTCAATCTTGACCAATTAGCCATAGTATCACTCAACCTTACCAAATGGTCTAAATTCTGCGGATTTACCTACTTGTTTCCATTTAACATTTACTTCTTTTCGCCATGTGACAGAGTTATCAATAAATGTAGTTCCTGCTAAAACACCTGACCATGTAGGTTCACTTTCTCCTGAAAGACCTTCTGTTTCACAAATGTAGTAATATAATTTACTGCCGTTTGTAGGGAAGACTACATCGTTAACTTTATAGTTATAATCAGGAAACCATTTATAGCCGATAGCATCATAAAATTCAACACCATCTTCAACAAGGAAAGTAGGGGATTTAACCATACTTTTTCCTGCTGTAACACAACGATAAATATTTCCGTTATCTGTTAATGCTTTAATTTCTTGTCCTACAGTATATTTAACATTTGGTTTCCAATTAGGGGCGTGTTTACCTTCACGAATATTTACCCAACCAACATAACTGCCGATTACAGGATTTTCGTTCCAAATAATCCTTCCTTTTTCAACCGTTTGACCAACAGCAAGGTTATTAGGAGAGCTTGTTGATTCTCTTAAATATTTCTCGATAGTTGAAAAGTTTTTACCATAACCAACAATTGTTTCTTTTATATCATCATTATCAAAAGTGGCATTAGTAGTAATATCTAATCCTAGTCCACCATTAGTTTTTTCCATTAAGTTATTCCTCCCCAATTACTTGTAGTTGCATAGACATTTCCCCATGTTGATAGGGTAGTGTCGATAGTTAAACCATTAGATGTAACTTGCATATTGCTCATTTCTCCCATAGAGAAATTTGAATCATCTAATTTAACATTTGTACCAACATTAATATCACGAAGTTCAATATTTTCTTTTGTTTGTTCAAATGAATAGCCATATGGAGAATCACATCTAATATTTAATTCGATATATCCCTCATTTAGCCCATTGTGAAATAGTTGACTGTCACCCTCGAACATTGCATAAAATACTCTGCTTGGGTTAGAATCAAATACCAATGGTTTATAATATGGTTGGAAGAACCAACGAGCTAATCTTCTTAACGTGTCTTTGTTTTCCCAATCTGCAATAGCAAAAGACAAACTAAAAGAGAGTGGTTCATGTTCCACTCTCTGAAAGTAAGGTTTTTCACGATTTGCTATTTTTTTCTCAATAATTTGCCTATTAGGTAGGAAGTTTTCTTCGAATAGACCATCGTCATTCCAAGCAATGAAAACTCCCATATCCTCAGAAGAAACACCATCGTACATAAATTGTATTGATTGTTTCATTTATCGTTTTCCTTTCTCTCTTAATAGTCTGTTTTTGATTTGGTCACCCAATTTATCAATATCGCTCTTAGTTCCATTGAACTTATCAATATTGACATGAACAACAGTTGAGTTATCTGTTGATGTTGGTGTACTAACTGTGCTTACCTTTGGTTGAGTAGGGAGGGCAATTGCACCGTTGATAGTTCGCATTATATTGTCCATGATAGAAGAAATGCGTAACATGCGTTCTGTATCAAGAGGGTTGCTCACAATCTCATTTTGGTGAAGTAGAGCTAATCTACCACCTTTACCATCTGAGCCACCAGTAGAGCCAAAGCCTTTAGTCATACCACCTACATCCATACTAGCAGGAGAGCCAATAAAGTCATTAGATTGATTTAATCTAAGATTACTAGCATAACTTATTAACATATCTTTAAGCTCAGTAAAGTTAACAGCACTTGTGTTGTCCAACATGAATTGCCCAAGCTCTGCCTGTTGCTTACCTGATAACTTACTAAGTGATTGGTCATAGGAAACGTTAGGGGAGATAAGAGAAGTATGCTTCCTTCCTGAATCAGCAATTTTTGTTGCTGTTCCATTAATGGCATCTTTTTTGGCTTTAGTGTTAGCTCGAGGCATTAGATACTCTTTCATGTATTTTGCAAGCATTACTTGCTTATCACCATGAGTCATAACTTTCCCTTTTTCTGCTGTTTGACCAAACTCTTTGATGTAATCTAAATACTCTTGTGTAGAGAAACCACTATTACTAGCGTTTTTATCGAAGTATCCACCAACTTGAGATAACTGTTCTTTTGACATTGAGTCAAAGAGAGAACCTAATGATTGGTTGGCGTTTATTTTAGAGTCTTCTTTTCTACCTTCGCTTGCGAGTTTATTAGCTTTATCTTTAATGTTTTTAATTCTAACTGCATCTGTTTGAGGATTTAGTTTACCTGCAATTTCCTCGTTCATAAACTTAGCTAAAATAACCTTCAAATCAGCTTCGCTTAGAGCTTCTTTTTTGCCTGCATTTTCAACTGTTTGGTTAGCGTCAGATTTACCGTAGTCGCCTGTTACCTTTTTTTTAAGTGCTTCTACTTTTCTAACTTCTTTTTCAACTTTTTCAATTTCTTTTGAAAGTTCTTTCATTTTATCAATAACATTTTGACGTATAGTAGCTCCAACAGCTTTCATTGTTCCATCAAATGTGTCCTGAAGGTCAGGTAGGCTATCTGTTAATAGCTTAATATGCTCTGCAAATTTAGCTTCAACCTCAGCGAAGTTTCCTGCTAAGATGTCTTCTCTCATTTTAGCGAAATATTTTTCATCGTTTAAAAGGTCAGCATAATATTTTTCCCAATATTTTTTTTGCTTATTAAGAGATTCTAGAACATCCTTAGAATATTCATCCTCTTTCTCCTTTAGGTCATCAATATGTTCTGTTTTTTCGTCAAGTAAATCATCAAGCTGTTGCTCACGAAGGTCTTTCTCATATTGATATTTTTCTTCATTAATTTGTTTTTCAATCTCTGCAATTTGTTTTTGAAGTTCTTCTTTCTCTTTGATACCTTCATAAGTATTCACATTAGAAAGAAGGTTTAATTTATTTTGCAACTCTTGCTTTTGAGTGTTTAGTTCTTCTAATTTATTGCCATGAGTTCTATCTCTATCAGAATCAGCAATCTCTCTGCGTTTAGCATCAATGATTTTAGTGTAAGCTTCAAGCTCTTTGTCATACTGTTTCATCACTTTTTCGTGACGCTTTTCCTCAGCTTCAATAAGTTTGTCAAGAGCGTCCATTTGAATATCTTTAGCTTCATTGATAGCATCTTTTAAGGCATCTATAATATCATTTGCAAGCTTTTCACGCATTTCCTTGACTTTATCATCAATTGATTGTGTAAAGTTATCAATGGCTTCCTGAGTGTCTTTAACAGCCTTCTGAACTTCGAGGTATGCTAAAGCATTAGCTTCAAGTTGTTCTTCAAGGTCTTCAAGTTCTTTTGTGCCTAAGTCCATGCCTTTCATTTTATCCTTAGTATTGAACTCTTGTTCCTTAATCTCTATAAGTTTCTTTTGAAGAAGTTCCATATCATCTTCAAGAGTTTTCAAGTAATCTCCTGAGCCTTCTTCATATAATCCTCTTAGTGCCTGATTGTAGTTGAGTTCAAAATCAATATCATCTATCCTAGTATTAGAAGCAATAATAACAGCTTGAACCATTTCATAGTTTGTTTGGTGTAAAGCTTCATTAAGTTCAACAAGACCTTTTTTAAGTTCATCTGCTCGTTGTGTAAGCTCCTGATACATTTCAATTGTAAGATTGCCTTTACTTAGCACTTTGTTGATATAATCAAGTTCTGCTTTAGATGTTTTAATTTGACCTTGACGAGTGTTTGCCATGATTTCAAGAGTTTTTCTATATCGCTCACTTGTTCTATCAAGTGATTGAATTTTAACTTCCTCCCACTCAAGAGTTTTAGCAAACTTGTCTTGCTTATAATCGAAGCCTGCTAATTTACCACTGATAACTTCGTTATAGTACGCTTTGATTTGATTTTGTGATTCCAACATTTGCTGTTGTAACTCATATCTTCTATCAATCAATTCATCTTGTTGTTTTAGAGTTAGTCCACCTGCGTCATACATTTTTTGAATATATGCGTATTCTTGTTGATAGCTTTTTAACTTACGTTGCTCGGCAGTATACTGTTTGTTAACACTGTCTTCATATGCTTTATTGTATACAAGCATATTTTTTTGAAGTTCTGCTTGTTTAGCAATACCTAAATCCTCAATGTCTCTATTACGTTTGTATTCATCTAATTGACCTATAATCTGATTGTAATAGTTTTCTTGAGCTTGGTCTGCAAGAGCCACATTAGCTTGTCTAAGAGCTTCTATTTCAGACTGTGATTTAGCATAATCATCATTAGTAGAACCGCCACCTGAGCTTGCTGTAGCTCCTGAGCCTGCATAAGCGCTGTAGATGTTGTTTGCGTAGCCTTGACGTTTAGCGATAGCTGAGTTTCCACTACGTTCATATGCGTTTTCGAATTGCTTCGTCATATCTGAAACAGTAAGACCTTGTTGTTGAAGGACTTTTAAAGAGCTACTTTGAGTACTGTTAAGTTCTTTCCACATGTAGTCTAGCTGAGTTTGTAAATCACTAGCGCTTTTACCAACGCTTTGTGCGTAAGAGTTGAGTCCTACTCTACGACTACCTCTCCATTGTGCTAAACCATAAGCATGATTTTCAGCGTTTTTGCCTGCATTTGGACTAAAGCCTGATTCTTGTTGCATGTTGCCCATGATACCTGCAACCGCAACATCAGAAAGACCTTTAGACTTGAAGTAGTTCCAAACTGTAGCTTGTGTTGAGTTTCCTGACGCTTTAGTAGCTTGAGAAGTAGTTTGCACACCACTACGAGCTTGATTAGCGTAGTTAGTTGGGTCAATCCAAGTGTTACCTTGTTTTAATCCATAGTGAAGGTGAGAACCATCACCACCACTACCACTATAAACTGTACCTGTGTTTCCTATCGTTCCAAGTTTTGAACCAACTTGTACAACATCACCAATTGCAACAGCGATACTATCTAAGTGAGCGTAGAAGTGTTTAAGACCATTAGCGTCCATAACATAAATATAGTTACCTGAAACACCATCTTTACCTTTTCCAACTACTTTACCTGAAATGTTAGATTGTAATAAGTCACCTTTGTTACCATCAATGTCGATACCTTTGTGATTATCTGCTCGTGTAGCCCAATTAGAGGTAATCTTACCTGACCAACCTTTAGGTTGCACACTTCCCATTGTAGTGTAAGTTACGCTATTATCTGTTGGTACATTTTTAACATTTGATAGGTCTTTTATTTTTTGATTATTTAAATTAATTTGCTGTTGAATTAATTTGTTTTCATCTGCAAGAGCTTGTCTATATTGCTTAGAGTAAGTAGGATATTTCTTTTTTCTACTTTCAACTTCTTTCATAGCTGTATTAATCTTATCAAGTGTTAGGGCATACTTTTTAGTGATTTTATCTAGCTCAGATGTCTCTTTGGCATTTTTGCTTGTAGATTTACTTGCTTTTTCATTAGATTTTTCATAATCAGCATTAGCAGAACTTAGGGTATTTACACTATCATTAAGTTCGCCCATTAATTCATCAAGTTTGCCCACTTTACTATTGTACTCATTTATTTCATTAATCATTGGCAAACCAAATTGTGGAGACAATTCGCCACTATTTACTTTGTCCACGACTTTTTCAACAGTATCAAGGTTTGCTTTTCTATACTCTTCCATAACAGTATCTAAAGCTTGTAATTCTTTTTGTAGGTTTTCAATACGAGCTTTTGTACCGAGAGAAGAGTTATAAGTCGCTGAGTTTTCTGATTTGTATTTTTCATCAGCCATGTTTTCAAATGATTTTCGAAGTATTTTGTTTGCTTCGTTTTCTTTTTTGATATTCTCAATACGAATCTCACCATTTTTAACTAGGTGGGGGTATAGAGCGTTAAGCTTACCCTTGACTTCTTCTAGTTTACTAGTTTCTTCTGTTGTTTTGTTAGTAATACTTGAGAGATACTCATAGACATCAATAAGGTCATTCGTTTCTGTTATAAGCTTATCAGTGACACCAAGCATTTCCTCTCCTAGAGAGCTGAAACTTTTGATTTTCTGTGCGTACGCCACCATAGGGTCTATAGCATCGGCAAGACCTTCTGCGCCTTCGTTATGAGTTTTGAAATATTCCTCAGCTTCTTTGCGCCCTTTACCTTGAGTTTCCATGATTTCTTTAATTGCTTTTTCTTCGTTAAGTTTAGATTCTATGAATGTATCAAGAGTTTTTTCATATGATTCATAAAGAGCAGTACCTTCTTTTATACCTGATTTAACAAGAGCATCTAGAATACTTTTCTTGATTTTAGCAAATGAATCACCATACTTTTTCTCAAGTTCTTCAGCATCAGTAATACCACTTTTTCTCATTTCAGAAATAGTATCTGCTAATTCAGTAAAGTTTTTCTCAATATCAGCGTCTTTTTTACCTAACGCCATAGTAATAGCTTCGTTGAAATCATCTAAATCAGACTCAGTTTCAGCTAAGTTGATAACACTGTTAGCAACATCTTCAAATACTTCTTGACCTTCTTTAGAGAAGTCACCCGTCAATTTAACGGTATCTTCTAGGTCTTTTGTATATCCTGTTTTTAATACATTTAAACCTGACATAACATCTTTTTGAGCTTGTAGAAGTTCACGATAGATTTGTTGTAATCCTTCTTTAGAGTTTTCTAAGTCACGAATAGAACCCTCAGTTAAGTTGTATTCCTTTTTCTTGCTTAAGGTTTCATCTATTTTTTCAAGTGCTAAAGAAACATCTTCGATACTCTTAAGAGATTTTCCACTCCAACTGAGTGTTTCTCCCTCAATGTTAATGCCTTTAGTAAGCTTACCTTTTAGTTCTGCGTATCTATTACTTACGCTCTCAATTTGGTAAACAAAATTATAAGCGCTTTTAAGACTATCTTTCTTATCTTTTTCAGCGTCACTAATAGTGTCTCTAGCTGTGTCCTCTGATTTTTCTTGTTCTTCTTTTGCCTTTTCAGCATTAAGTAGTTTTTGAACCTCAAGCTCTTGTTTTAGAATGTCAACTTTAGTTTCTGCTTGCATAGAAGAAACTAGAATTTTATTACCATATTCATCTTCGCCTTTAACTAAGTTAGGAAGTAGTTTACCTAGTTCATTTTGAGTATCAAGTAATTCTTTATACTTTTGAGAATCTAGTTGTTGTCCTTTGCTTTCTGCTGAAAGTGTACTATATTTAGATAATAAGCTATCAATAGCTCTTTCATTGTCTGCAAATGACTTTACCTCTTGCTCATTTTTAGCGATAAGTTCTTCCTTAGCTTTTTTAGCTTCCTCAGACCTAGCAGTAAAAAACTGAATAGCAGCGCCTGCTATCATACCAGCAGCACCAAGACTACCAAAAGCCAAAGATAATAAATTAGCAGCTTTAGATCCTTTGTTCGATGCTTCTGTTGCTTCGTTGTTTGCACCTTTAAAATTTGCGTATGCTTCTTTTGTTGAAGTAATTGCTTCGCGAATCTCTAAAATTTTAGCTCCGTCGTCTGAGAGTTGTTTTCCCAAACTGGTATCCTCAGACATATTTTTTTTCAAGTCAGTCACTTTAGTATTTATATCTACAAGAATAGAGCGGAGTTCTTTAAGTGCTCCAATAGTTCCATTAAAGTCAGTAGGAGGTGACGGTATTTCTTTTACATTAGAAGGGGCTTCTTTAACAGTAGCTTGTACTGCTTTTGAGCTAACGACAGGTGTAACATTTGCGACAACATCAATTTTGAACTTCGGTAAAGACATTTTATTAATCTGTTCTGAAATGCGTAGCTTCGTTTTTTCAATATCAAGCTCCATAACAGTTTTAAGACCTTGTAGTTCTTTCGTTTCAACAGTGTCTTTAATATGATTAAATGCGCCTTTAGCAAGTTCTAGTTTTACTTTTGCCTTAGCGAAAATAATTTGTTCTAGGCTTTTATTAATGTTTTGGACACTAGCCTTTTTTTCTAGAATAAGCTCAATTGGTTTTTGGTTTACTTTAACAGTCTCTATAAATTTGTTAATATTAGCTTTAGATTGTTGATCATTCACACCAAAAGAAATCCGTAGTGGTTGCACCTCAATTTTCTTTAAAGCACTTTTGACTGTAGTTTGTGTTGCTTGTTCATTTACATAGAAAATCAAAGATTTCTTAGCTTGTTTTTGGTTGTTTAGGAAAGTTTGAATGTTTGCTTTACTTTGTCCAACTGCAACATCAAAACTAAGGTTAATGTTTTTATTTTTATGCTTGTCTAAAAATGTTTTGATGTTTTTATTAGATGCACCAACATTTACACCAAAAGTTAGTTTTTTATCTTTCATTTCTTTAGATAAGAATGTATCAATCCTTTTTTTGGATTTATCTTTATCAATATCTAACGAAACCAAAAACTTTACTTCGTTATTTGTAATACTCAAAATGTTTAGCTCCTTCTTTATTCGTCGTTGTGCAACTATTTTGTTGCAGTCTAAAACCCTCAAGTAAACCCCTAACCGAAATAGGGTAGGGATGTAATTCAAAGTATTAGAAAATATCATCTAGTTCATCTGAAACATCTTTTATAACATAGATAGATGTTGTTTCAGTAGAGATGTGATTTAAAAGCACCTTAGCTTTATTAATGTCTTTTCCTTCTTCAACTACTAAGTGTGTCGCTCTTGAGCGTCTAAGTGCGTGAGGTGTAAGTTTATAACCTAAGATGTTATTGAACTTATTAGTAAACCACGCATTGAAAGCGTCGGGACTAAGTTCTTTTGTTTCACCATTCTTAAACTTACGAACGAAAACATACGGGTTATCATCTTCACCACGAAATTCAAGCCATTTTAAAACAGCTTGTCTAGCTTCTTCGCTATACATCAGTTTGATCGGTTTACCAACCTTACCTTTACCTTTACCACGAACTTGAGGTGTTGCGTAAAAGTCTTTGTTCTTTACCTTAGGCATATAAAAGAACTCTTTTTTCATCTGAGCTATTTCTGCTCTACGTGCGCCTGTGCTGTAGCTTAATAAGAAATAAGCAATCATTTGATACTCACCTTCTTTTTCAAGCTCTGCAATAAGCCTGTCAATATCTTCTTTCGCTACAATCTTCTTTTCTCTCACAAGTTGTTTAGGAGGGGAGGGAATAGCCTTGTTGAAGATATTTCTAAATTCGGGGTAGTCTTCGCCATAGTAAAGTTCAATGTAGTTACAAAGTGAACTTACTGCTGAACGTTTGAACTTAACAGCATTTGAAGATAACTCTAATGACATCAAGTGATTCTGATAATCTAAAGCGTGTCTTGCTTTTAATTTGTGGATAGGGCGGTTGTCAAATTCATCTTTAACATATCTCACAAAAATTTTTAATGCGCTTGTATATTGTTTAAGTGTTTTATCTGATAGATGTTGTTGTTTCAAGAACTTATCAACAATCTTTTTATTCCACTCATTACATTTAAGCCATTCTTCAGTAGTTACAGGAGGTATTTTAATTGCCATTTTCTCACCTCCTTCAATTGTTGATACCTTGCTCTAAAACATTTTTAAGGTGTTTGTTATAAGTAGTTTTATCTAGCTTTTCTGCTGTTGCTTTTGCAAATGGTCTAGGTTCAGCCCATTTTTCATCACGGTTATACCAACCATTCTCAGAATTGCTAGAGGTGTGCTGTACATCACTACCATTTTCAATTAGCTCTGAAATAAAATAGCCATCCATTGTATCACTAGTGAGGTTTTCAAAGTCAGAAGCGAAGGTATTTCCATTAAGCTTATGTTTTGTAAATACCATATTTCTAGCGTCTGAAAGACCACCAGCATCATATCTAGGCTCATAATAGTCATAGACTTCTGTGTAAACAGAATCTACCATTGCGTGTCTAAACACGTTTAGAACTTGTGGGCTTTTAATGGTGTCCTTCACTTTACCTTGAACATATTTTTCTAAATCCTTGATATTACTGAATGTAGGCAATTACATCACCCTAACTATTTAAAATCTCCTTTTGTTTCCAATGCTTCATTAATTGCTTCTTGAGCCAATACAGCTTTTTCAGCAACCTTGTTTACACGTTCGATTACTTCTCCAACTTGATTTTGGTCAAAAATTTCATCAAAGAATAGGTCAAATAAACCAATCTTCATTAATGCTTCCATTGCCATAATCTTTTCCTCGAACGTGTCACCGATTTCATTTTTAAAGTGAGAGAAGTATTTAATAATAAGCAATAGCTCATATTTAATTAGTTGTTCTTCACTTTCAAAGAAACTGTATTCTTTTTCGATTGCATACTGCATATCGTTGAATAGCTCAAGAGTTAGCTTCTCAACTTGAGTGCGGTCAAAGTATTCGTTATATTTAACTGTTTTTTTAGTCTCAGGGTCAACTACGAACGTTGACATTACATCTACTTTCTTAGATTCTGCTAGAATATCTTTTAATTTAATTGGTGACTGTCTTTTTGCTGTCATGGTAAAATCTCCTTTTTATCGGTTAATAGTTTAGAAATAAAAAGGGGAGAGGTTGACCTCTCACCCTAGTTTTTATGACATATTATTATATTTCTTATTTACGTGGTTTAAGCAGGATTGAACCCATTTCATCTGCACCCTTAGGGTTAATTACTGCAAAATTGATTTCAGGTGTGTAAACATTACCGTTCTCTAATGAAATATCAAACTCACCACTAGGGATTGTTTCAGGGAAATCAAATAGAATATCTGCTTTTACTTTTGCAGTATCTAAGTCATAAGCAATTGTTTTCATTTCTACTCTGTATTTTCCTGCGAACTTAGTAGAATCAATAGAAATTCTTTGACCTTCTACTTCCTCTTGATAGAATACATGTAACTCTTGTCCTGCTTTGAACGTGCCTGTAGCTCCTGCTAAATCAACAGCTTTCTTAGTTTTGTCTGTTAAAGAAACAACAACATTTAAAGTCTCTTGCGTACCATCAGGTAGTTCAACTTGTGCTTTAGTTCCTACGATAGCACCATCAGGTAATACGATTTCGTTTGCAGAAGTGGCGCTGTCTACAACAACAATACCTTTAGTATTTGCTGTGAATCGACCTTTACCGTTTTCTTCTACAGCTACACCTTGAGTCATTGCCCAATACTCAATATCTGCTACTGCTGAACGCATTGCTAAATCAATTGCTTTGTCAGTACGAATTTTGTATAGTTTTTTGTTACCGATACCACCTTTAAGGTCTTCTTCTGAGATAGAGCCTTTGATACCTGCTAACTGCGCCTCCGCGTTTAGTACCACTTTACCTGTTTCTAGGTCAGTGATTGTTACATCTGCTGTGTCTTGAATTACGATTTTACCCATTGAGTAAATTCCTCCATTTATTTATATTGTGTATGAGCTACATTTGAAGTAGCCCACCAAATTTTTTGTCAAATTCATTCTTAGATATTACATCATCTTCTAATTTGAATAAGTCAATATGCTTATTCCAAGATTCAATGTTTACCTTCTCTGCAACGGTGGCAAATAGGGTAGATGTCTGATAGTTATAGATAGCTCCAACACGAGCATAAATAGCGTAAACTTGAAAAATGTTCATTCTACATACATCATCAAAACTGTTACTTGTACTTGCGACAATAGAAGTAACAATATCAACAAATGTCTGCTCCTGTGAGGATTGTTGTTTAAATCTTCTAGAGCGTTCAATAGCTCTTTGAATTTCTTCGTTAGGAGAAACCTTGTCTTCTGTGATTACATTCATATCCATAATCAATCTTCTGACAAAGTGAAAACTCTCACTAGATTCAAAGATTATTTCGTATTGTATTTCTTCATTTCCATCAAACACTAATTGAAAAATCTTCAAATAAGCATTTAACAACTGTCGTGTACTAAGAACAATCTCTAATAGGTCTGCTTCCTTGATTTCCATTAAGGCTTTTAAGCTTGATTCATCTGCCATAGCTTCTTTAAGTTGATTCCTATAGTTGTAGTAGATGTGTAGAGAGTTTTGAGCGATAAGATTTATCTCAGCAGCATGACTAAGATATTCTCGATAGGTTAAAAATCTGATAGAACCAAATTTTGTATTTACTGTTTCACCGAAAATAAATAAATTCTTATCGTAGTCTAAATTTTCAATGCGGTGCATTATTTCTTACTCACATTCATTGTGTATTGATGTAAGAAGCGTCTATAATGTGTTGGGGCTTCACGAGGGTTGCCTGCTTTGTATTCGAGCTTACCAAAGCCTGCAATGCGCTCTAGCGCTATCAGCTCATTAATCCTGTCAGATATTCGAGATATTCTTAAATCTCTGTCAAATGATTCATGAATAAAAATGTCAATGTTAACCTCTTGTTGTGCTACTAGATAGCTTTCAATTACAGGTCTACGTCTACCTTCGTAAATGTAAATCTTGCATAGTTTATTTTCTATTAGGTCAGAGGTTTTTTCGCCTAAAACGACTCTCTCATCAACTAGTTTCCAATAATCATCCCTTTCAATGTTAACTAAGTTTGGTAACTCAGGGTCAAGTGGGTCGGGATGGTAGTTTTCTTGAGTGTCATATCCTTTAGGCTCATATTTTAATAATCTCATTAGTTCTTCATCAGTGATTAAAATTTGATATATGTTTGAGAAGAACTCTACTGTTGAACTTTGTTTAATCATGTTATTGGAATCCTTTGCAGCTGGACTTCAATGTAACCAATACTGTTAATACAGCAACTTGATACTTATACTCATAAATGGTTACAGTTGAGTTAATTTCAGGAATGTGATTTTCTAAGGTAGTTTTACAATAACTGAACCATTAGGAAAATCTACGCCCATAAAAAGGTCTAATGTCATTTACGATACTAGGGATTGGTAATGTTTCCTGCATATCAATAAAAACATAAGATAGGGAAGGAGAATCTAAGATATAGTTCACCATTTGTCTTTTTGTGGAATTTTATAAGTCATAAATTGTGTTATCATTAGCTCGAACCCTTTTTCTATAAGCGCTGAACATTACATTATTCCTGTTCTAGTTTTTTAATTTGTTTTTCAATCGTGTCAATAGTTCCAAACACTTTGCTTTTAATGAATGGTTTATTGTCCGCTTTAATACACTCTTTAAGCAATCCATTAAGAATAGCATGAGTTTGAACAATCCATGCGCCATCATATTCAGATGTGATTTCTTTTACGTTATGAACCTCAAAAATAACTGAATTTATGTGGTCAGGTAGCGTAGAAACACCTTCCTCATATAGTGGCAAAATCTTAAAGATAGAGCCCTTTAATGAGTGCATATAGTTTAAATAATCTAATTTTGCAATCATTGTGTGTTATCCTTTGATATTAAATAATTCTATTACATAAGCAACGCTATATGAGTCCTTAAGAAGCGGGGTGAGTTGATTTCATTGAAATTAGCTCAGCTAAAGTAATGTATTGAACAACGCTAAATTTAGCCCATTCAAACTTTTCGCTAGTGCGACTGGGAGATTAAAACTAAATTTGTAGTTGCTAATCGAAAAACGATTAAATCATTACGATTAATTTCTAGTCGTTTTTTAGATCTAACAGTAGTTTTTGTAATTTATGCTTCTTTTACAGCTTTCGCATATGAACCAACGATTTCAGCTATATCATTAGAAGCTTCTTTGAAGCCTACTTCATAACCTTCGTCATATGCTTCTTCAATAGCTGTTTCTAACGTGCTTGCAATTAGCTGTGATACGACAATATGAAAGGCTTGCTTAGGTTCAGTGCCGATTTCAATTAAATTTTCGAAAGCCTCATATGTTGTACATACTTGACATTTTGTTTCTTCCATTGTTCTCATGCTCCTTAATACTTGATATAGAATGTAGCCTTACGACCATTTCTATCAAGCCATAGTAGTTTTTGATGTGCCTTAGAAAGTAGGCGACTGTCTTTTGAATAGTTGTTCGTTCCGGCAAAACCACCATTTACTATTAGGTCTACGCCATGAATCTCATTCTCGAAATTCTTGTGAATATGACCTGCGAAAACAGCAGTAGGGAACTTTTGAATCATCATTGTTAGGTCTTGAATCACTTTGCTATAGTTATCTAAGTGACCATGAACACCGAAGTAAGTTCTACCTAAGATTGTTGCTACTATGATTTCGCTGTCATACTTGTTGTCCATCATAGTAACATTCGGCAAGTTTTCTAAACGAGCTCCCATATACCATGTGACAAAATCATGAAAACTTTCAGTCTTAATTTCCTCCTCTTTGCGAGAAGAAATTCTGTCATGATTACCTTTGACACTGTAAACTTTAACTTTTTCAAAGTAGTTTGCTAGAATAGCAACAAGTCTAGCCAAAGCTTCTGCTACTGACTTAGTTTGCTCAACTGCTGTTTCTGTTTCACCAATCTTAGTAAGGCGGTGTAGATTGCCCTCAATTAAATCACCTAATTGCATGATATGAAGCTCTCTAGCTCCTGTTAACTCTTGATAAGCTATTATTTCATTAATTGTTTGTTCAATGCGTTCATAGAACACTTTTTCATTAAAGGTGTTCCAATGGTTATCTGTTACCATTCCTTTGTGAAGGTCTGATAAGATTAAAGTAAGAGAGGTGTCACCATTATATTTAACATCTGCTTTCTTGTAGTTAAGTGGTCTAGCGTAGTTGATTTCATCTTTAATAGAGTCAATCAGCTTTTTAAGCAAATTATCCAATCTTGCCTCGTGGCGTAAAAATTGTTTGTACTCACGCTTTTGGTCTTGAACTTGCATTTTAGCAATCTCAAGCTCTTTAATTTTGTCGTTTAATTCTTCTAGTTCTTCAGAGGTATTAGCGCTCTGCTTAATAGCGTAATCTCTACCTTGTTTGAAAGCTTTATACCATTTGCGATAATATGATTCACCGAAATTAAGTTTAAGCTCTTTGTTAAGAAGGTCACTAATACCTTCCCATGTAAGACCAAGAAGCTTTTTGTTCTCACAGATTCGATACTTGTATTCTTCAACGATTTCATTAGGAAGTTGTTTAGTATTCATCTATTAATCTTCCTTAAATAAGTCATCTTCTTGTTCTCCATCTGTTTCAGAAGATACATTGAACTTGCTAATAGTTGCAATTGAATCTTCTTCTTTGATAGAAAGAGTGATGTTTTTACCGTTAAATTCTTCAAGTAATTTATTTAGGCTATACTTGAAATCGCCATCTTTAACAGATTCAGTTACGATTAACTCTCCTAAAGTCCAATCAATATCAAGTTTACCTTTTAGTTTTATTGAGTTAGTGCGCTTTGCCATTATTTCTTAGCACCTGCTTTAACTGACTTTTGAACAGCTTTCGCTTGTAATAAGCCATTTTGTGTAACAGGGAAGATAGCAACGCCACCACAGTAATCTATAGCGTGATAAGTTTGCATTTTATCGTATTCAACTTTTCCATTTTTCTTCACAGACTTGCCAAATTTATCAAGCTTTACTGCGTAGTGTGTGAATAAGTCAACTACTGCATATCTAAGACCATACATAGTCTTAATTTTTCTAATGTGTAACATTTCTTATTTCTCCTTTGCTCTAGTAAATTCCATATTTTATTGTAGGGGCTAGTGGGATTGAACCAATGATTTTGGGTTAGGGATCTAACGTTTTATCACTAAACTAAGCCCCAATTACAACAAAAAACACTATCAGAATAGTTACGCCTTTCTAATAGTGAATTGATTGTCTTAATATTCAGTTGTGTAGTAGACACATTCACCCTAAAGAATAATAATGATTCTTTAGATTGTTTTAAGATTACTGTGTCTGAATCACACCTTATATTCAGGAAACAAAGCGAAAGGAGAGTAAACGAAAAATTTTATTAACTTTTTGTTTCTTGAATATAAGATGTAATATGAGGGGTGATACGATTTGAATCTACTCTGCTTTTGCAACAGTTGACATTCTGTCCAACTCCCATAGAGCAACCTACAAGATTTTAACCTGCGATAATAGAATTGCTGTCTATTCTTTTACGCAATTGGTAGCTTCATAAGATTAAGCTCAGGAACAGAATCGAACTGTTGTTTTTTGATTAAAAAGCAGATGTAATGTCACTATCTAATCGAGCGCATAGTGGGGTGAGCGTTGAACAGAGGCTTGCTTACTTAGACAGGTGAAATAAGGATTCAATCCTGTTGGCTGATTAGGCTGTGGTCGAACATGCAATGATACGATAAAATTTTTTATAAATACTCTAATTTTTTTAAACCATCTATTCTATACATTGTGTAATCATCTTTCGATATTGCTGTGTTTGAAGCAAAAATCTCAAGCTTCTCTGCTTCTTCATCATAAATATCGAAATATCTATCCAACGCTATTTCAAATGCTCTTTCCTTCCAACGGTTATCTATACTATCGTCAGATTCCTTAGAATACAAGTAAGATTCATTAACTAGTTCGTTGTTAGTTTCATATGTTAAAAAATAGTAATTCATAGTTATATCCTTTTTGGTAGGGCATAGGGTATTCGAAACTCTAAATACTCGAAAGAAAATCGAGTGGCGTAGTCCACGTCAAATGCCCAAAATTTTATTGGCGCGCCATGAGAGATTCGAACTCCCAACCGACAGGGTAGAAACCTGTTGCTCTAATCCATTGAGCTAATGACGCATATTTGATTTTCAGCATTGAGCGTAGTTAAGGGAAGAACTACGCTCAAACTTTGATTCTAAGGAGGTTTAAGTTATGAAATCAAAAGAACTTCTCACTTTATCTTGCGAAGGGTAGGTAGCACCGAAAGTTCTTTTAGTTGTTTTTGTAGTACTTGATTGGGTCTCAGATGTTTACTTAATTCTAATTAATGTGTTTGTCTTGTTTGTGAGTTTAGTTATTATCTTACTCATATGTTCGCAAGATGTTAAAGAGGTAGGAATAACACCTTGCGCTCAATAAGTTTATTAGCAGTAGCTTAAATAGGTAAGTGACTCACCTTGTATATCATATTATATTATTATATTACTTTAACAAACTGTTTTATCGAAATAATTTGAAAAAAGGTGTTTTTTTAATAAAATCCGAATAAAAAAGGTGAAACTCACACAGTATCACACCGATCATTTACTGAATTAGTTAATAACTGTTTTTTCTAATACTTCTTTGAAAGTTTTAGAAACAGCAAACTTTGTAGCCAAGTGAGTTGGTTTAACCACTGGTGAACCACCTTGAGGGTTACGGTAAGTACGCTCAGGTTTTACTTCAACCTTGAACTGACCTAAAGTACCAAAACCAATATTAACTTGACTTTCAACGATAGCACGAACATATGCTTTTTCTACTGAATCAAGAACTGCTGTTCCGAAGTCTTTTGTTATTTGGATTTCTACGCTATCTGTGTCACCTTCTAAGATATCTTTAGCTAACGCTTTTGATACACGCACCGTTGGTAGTGTAGCTTGTAGTTCCTCAGCTAAGATTCCTGTAATAAAATCTGTACGACCTAATTTAGCCATTTGGTTATAAGCTCCTTTTTCTCTGAAAAATAAAATGTGATTTTTACCGCCTTTGGAACAGTAAATTAACGATTATATATTATTATATTATTTTTATTATAAGTTAATCTTCACTACTATTAGTAGTGATTCCTAGTTGTTCCTTATCTTCTTCTGATAGACAAGAGAAGTTACTATAGCGTTCTGAACCTTTGCTAATTTCCTTTACTTTCTTATGAGATAAGACTTCTAGATTCTTTTCCTCTTTAGTGAGGTAGTAAGCGAACATATCCAAAATTATTTTAGTGTTTTGCTTTTCCCAAGTAAACAATAGATATTCTTCCAATGTCATTGGCTGAGCTAGAAATTCAATTTCTTCGTTAAGAAGGTGTTCAATGACTTGCTTGCGTTGTGCTAAATTTAGCGAACTATCTAAGTTCACCGTTAGGTGTGGTAGTAAAATTTTCATTTTATTAATTAACCCTCTCATTCTTTAAGGCGGTGGGAAGTGACATTTGCAATACTTTTTTGTACAAGTGTTTTAGCGACATGTTTTACAGATGGAAAGTAACCGGTCTTTTGCTGATTTATTGTCACTATAGAACTCGTTTGTTGCAGGTAGGTGTTCACCGCACTTGTTACATTGTTTTGTTTTTAAACCTAGAGTGCTTGTGTAGATCACTCTACGCCATTGACGCTCATTCTCTTTCACGACTGCTTTGTAAACGGTCTTGAGCGCTTTCTTGACATTCTGATTCTCAATGCCTATGGCTTCACCGATTTCTCTATGGGTGTAGCCTTTTTCAACCATTTTAATAAGAAGTAACTGTTGATCCGTGAAGTTACATTGATTGATTAGTCTATCTAATGAAGCATAAGTCGCTATCACTTCTTGATTAACAGCTTTAACCCCTGTAACATCAAGTGTGCTACCGCCGCCTAAGAAAAGGTTATCATCATATTTGTATCTAAACTCTATTAAAAGCTCAACCACGCCAATGTCATTCATGACGAAGGGTTGAAACATTAAGTCCTTACTAGTAATGTGTGTCATGCTAAATCTTCCTTCCTATATAATGTAACTTCACCAACCTTTTGTAGTTGATTTCGACTTTAGTCATTATATATTATTTCGTAATTTTTGGATGTGTTTTTTGAAAAATATATTATTTTTTAATTATATATGTTTTTAATATAAATATGTTTATAAAAGTAATATAATTATATATTAAAGGAGCGACATATAAAGGTTCCGTTTAAGTATATTCAGGAGAAAGCAGGGATAAAATTGCCAAACATTTTACACCAAAATACTAACCGCTTAAAAGTCAAGGTTGCAAAGGTGCTGTACTATAAGGAAGAAAGCATGTGGGGCATTGTGAGCGTTGCACCAACTAAGATAGAGGGTGACTTCGAACCTGAGCTGAATCGCTATAACAACTTTGTTATTAGAGGTAACATTCCATTGGCTATGAATGTGGGGCAAGAGTATGACATTGAAGTATCGGATTTGCAGACAGACGCTAAGTATGGTGAGTTCTATGAGATTATTCGTATTCATATAGAAGCACTTGACACAGTTGAAGCACAACAGCGCTTCCTACAAGCTGTTCTATCAGAGTATCAATCAAAGCTGATTCTTGAAGCCTTTCCTAACAATATGATTGTAGATGATATTAAAGATAATATAATTGATATAACTACAATAAAGGGTTTCGGGGAAGCTACAGCTCTAAAGATTAAAAGAGAAATCAAGCGAAACAAAGACTTAGGAGCTTTAATGGCGGAACTTGCTGACTTGAACCCATCAGGGAGAATGTTGAATAAGATTGTTGAGAAGTTTGGAAATTCTACAATTGCACTATTCAAAGCAAAAGAATCTTTATATTATCTATGTATCGTTTCAGGTTTAAGCTTCAAAAGAATTGACAACGTAGCTCTCATACGTGGGGAAGATAAGTTTGGTTCAAAACGCATTAAGGCTTACTCAGAATACTACTTTAATGAAATTGCAAATCAAGGGCATTCGTGGGTCAATGAGCGGGAGTTCCTAGAACAAGCTATCAAAGAACTAGATGTTAATGGCACATATATTCGCAACTATATGAAGTCAGAGGATGGTGAGAAAAACTTCTATTGGCAACAGGAGGATAAGAGAATTTCTTCTATTCTTATGTACAACAATGAGCGCAACACATTACGAAATTTACTGAGACTTGCTACTAGATATGAAGCACCAATTGGCTTTGATGTTGATGAAGCAATCAAAGACGCTGAGGCGGCGCTAAATGTAAAATATACTGACGAGCAAAAAAATGCTATTCGTGAGAGTGTTTTGCACGGTGTGTTTATTATAAATGGTAAAGGTGGTACAGGTAAGACCACTGTAGTCAAAGGGATTGTCGAGGTATTAAACTCTTTAGGCCTTACTTATAAAGCATGTGCATTGAGTGGTAAAGCTTCACAGGTTCTTTTATCGAAAGATATTGACTCTGCAACAATTCACCGCACGTTTGGAATTGGTGTGAAGAAGTCAGATGATGAAGAAATCGGTGATGGTAAATCATTCTATGATGTAATAATCATTGATGAAAGTTCAATGGTAGATGCAGGACTGTTTAGCCAAATGTTATCTAAAATTCAAGATGGTACTAAGGTAATTTTAGTAGGGGATAGTGGTCAGCTTTCAGGTATTGGGCATGGGGATGTGCTTCGTGATTTACTTCAAACACAATACTTCAAAACTATTGAGTTAAATCAAGTTCACCGTCAAGCCCAAGATTCAGGAATCATTGAATTAGCTACAAAGATTCGTGAAGGTGTTCAAGTTTGCTCTGCTAACCAAGAGGGCATGATAAAGTTTGGAAAGAACAAAGATATGATTATGGTCAGCTATCAAAACAAAGAAGATATGCCCGAAAACGTTGAGAGAGTTTTAAGAGGTCAAGCAAAGAATATCAAAACACCTCAAGATCTAATGGAATTCCAAGTTGTTGTGGCTATGAAAGAACGTGGTGCTATGTCAGCAAAAGCAATTAATAACCTAGCTCAATCAATCTTTAATGACCTAGAGAAGCCATTTGTGTCTTACAATGGATATGACTTCAGGGAAGGTGACAAGGTTATTGTAAAGGGCAATAGCTACGAAATCAGCTACTATGATGATTTAGAGCATTATTATAATGTGCGAGACAATGGGTTAACTGAAAAGGAGATTCAGGAATACTTATTAACATTGGAAACTGACGAGGAAAGAATTGAGTTTTATGATAGTATTCCAACATCAAACACTGGTGATTTATTCAATGGTACCATGGGGATAGTTGTAGATGTGTTTGAGAAAATTGACTATAACACAAATAAAATAGTTCAATGCTTGATGATTAACTTCGAGGGACTAGGAATTAAAATTTACCAACAATCAGAACTCGATAGTTTGGAACTAGCTTATACTGTAACTTGTCACCGCATACAAGGTTCAACTATCAAAAACGTAGTAGTTGTATTAGATTACTCTGCATATTCACTTTTATGTAGACAGTGGGTTTATACAGCAATCACTCGTGCTTCAAAGAAATGTGTATTACTTGTACAATCATCTGCTTTAGTTAAAGCAATCGGAACAGACGCTAGTGGAAACCGTCAAACATTTTTAGGTGATATGATTAGAGAATTACACAAAGCTAAAGGAGATATAGAGACAGTAATTAAGCAAGTCGCTAAGTTGCAATAAGGTTACGCACAGTTGCAATCATCTACTAAGATAATTAATAGTAAAACCTCAAAAATTATATAATTATATACAAAAAAAGTATAGTACTGTGCCTGAACGTCACTTTTTGAGTTTTAAGGAGAGAATGATTTATACAAATAGATAAAGACTTGTTTAACAACTTCTAAAACCTAGATATTAACACTTTTGAATTGTTTGATGAACTACTAGCAACAGGGAAATTTAAAGAAAATAGGCACAAGAAATTCGGTTTTAGTTGTAAATCAAACAGAGAAGCGGATGGCTTATATAAGCAAGAAAAAGGGGTTATTAGATACTAGGTTTAACATCTACTACTCGTGATTTTCCGATCAGCAACATGAGGTGAAGCGAAGTTACAACTTTGTCATACCTTGGCTATGAAGTAGCACAAGATTTTTGCTAAGTTTAATAGTCGCTATGTGTGTAAGAGACCGCTTTTCAATAAATTCGTGAGGGTATAAGGCATATTCTAGGGATGATTTACTTTCGATTAATATATTTGATTTTACTCGCTGTGTGTTTTGTCCTTAGATTGGTTTTGATGGGTTCTATATTTAAGGATATCTAAAATACTAAGTGAAAATGCTAGGTAAGCTGTTAGTATATACTACACTGAATTTGAGAAAAGTTTGGTTACAAACATATACGCACAAGAACCATCTCCACAACAAGAATTTTTATTAATGCTGAAATTGTGGTAAATAATGCCCGATTAGAAATATATATAGAAGGTGATGAAAATTGCGAATGTGGTTGTAACTCAGATTTTAAGGTACGAATCAAAAAACTTTTGAAGAAACAACATTATTAAATAACTTTCATATCAAAAATATAGTAGATTTTAAAGTTATATAATAATATTTTCGATTGTTTGTTTATATGGTAGTTGCAAATATTATTAGAATGCTAACATTAGCATTTCAATTGAACAATTTCTTAAAATAACAGGAGCAGAGAAAAGAAAATACTTAATAGGAACAATTTAATAGACATATCAAATTTCTTTGATATTGTTTTTGGTAGACATTATTCAATCATAACAGCTAACATATATAACAGCGATAAAAGAAGTTTCTCGAAAAAGAATTTACAGAATTAGCGCTTATAACCAAACTTCCTAAAGATACAGTAAATATAGAAAAAATAGGTTTTCGACTACTGTAAATTATACTGAAAGGTTTATGTTGACTAAAAAAATCAAAATTTTATCAAAGTTATATATTTACATTAATGGTAATGAAGTTGGAGGGGCGACTGAGATGTTGTAAATCTGAATATAATTTAGTGAGTGGAATAGGGAAAGGTGATTAAAAATGAACTGAAAAAATAAGTTAAGAAGATTCAAAATAAGCGTAATCTAGCCCATTCTAATTAGAAATAGTTATTGTGAGTAACTTAATAATATGTTATGATATAATAGTTTTTAGAAATGCATTATATAGCATGAAGGGAGACATATTGTTGTGAGTGCTTACAATGACTTTATCCAATCAGTTAAAGATAACATTCATAAAATACATGAAAATAATAAAACTAGAAGGGAAGTAGAAAGTCAATTAGCGATATATGGTATTAATAAAGGGGAGCTTCAAAGATACTTTAATGATATTGACACACTTGATGAAATAGATATAAGGGTAATAGCACTAATAGGTGAACAAATATTTTTAAAATTTGGTATTGAGAGTCTTGACCTTAAAAAAACATTTAATAAAAATGAATTGAACGATATTAGAGTTTTTTATAACACGAAGCAAAATGATTATATAGATTATCCAATTGTGATACATGATGTAACAATGATTGGTCAAAGTAGTTATGTTTTTCCAATTGATTATAAACTCATAGCAAGACTGTATAATAGTAATAAACTGAATTATAATTTTGAAGTTCAAAGGCAACCAAAATTTGTCAAAAGGAAAGAAAGAGTTATCAAAGCCCCTTTTATCAATCAAAATAGTGTCAAAGAAATTACTAAGCACTTATTAAACGGTACGTTAGTTCCTACAAATATTGTGTATAATGCCAGTCTAGGTAGTTCTAATGAGAGTGAAGAATTAATCTATAATAGCAAAGAAAGAACTCTAACAATAACAGACGGAACACGTTTAGATATATTAGATGGTATGCACAGAACGATTTCTTGTTTAAGAGCTTACTCAGTGAATAAAGATTTGGATTTTAATTTTATTGGACTTCTTTTTAATTTCACAACGAAACAGGCTCAGAACTATCAGAGCCAACTAGCAAAAGCTAACCCTATTCCTAAGAGCAGAATACAGGAACTTGAAGCAAGTAGATACGCTGACTTTGTAGTTCAACAATTGCGCATAGATAGCGAATTGAAGGATAGAATAACGTCTAGAGACAGACTAGGAAAAGGCACCAATGAACTAGTGAGCTACGCTGTAATATCCAATGCAATTGACAGTACTTTTGAAATGAAAAATAAACTCGAAGCACTTGGAATTTATAATTATTTATCAGAGTACTTTACTTACTTATTTGGCTACTTCCAAGAAGATTTAGAACAACTAGACAATGGTAACTTAATGTTTTATAACAAGATGTTCATAGGACACATAAAATTAGCAAAGCGAATGAAAGAACAAAACATACCTTTAAGCAACCTCAATCATATTTTGAGTGGTATAGACTTCAATAGGGAAAATAAGATTTTTAAAGACTATGGAATAGTTGTAAACGGTAAGGTGGCTAATAAAATTGAAAAATCCATAATAAAACTATTTGATGATATTGAGCTAAAGGGGAAATAGATAATGACAATTCAAAACAATGTTTTAAAATTTGATAAATTATATAACGGTGAAGAAAAAAAGGCATTTATTAATCAATATGAATCAGTTGATAGTCAGTTAACAATTTATTGGCAATTTCTAAAAGTAGCACCTTTTGAATTTCAAGCAAATAAAGATATGTCAGAAATGACAGGGGCAGAAATAAAAGAAATGTTATTAAGCGCTGAGTGTTCAACAATAACAAGTGCTATCAATCATATTAATACTTATAAACGATATATTGATTATATGACAACTACAAGCCCATTCTATGAGTTTGAAAGCTATTCAGAGCTTGCAAGTGAGGTAGTAGCAAAGGAGAAAAACAAGCGCTACAGCAAAGAGGAATTAATGTTCATGTTAGATGAATTAAATAACTACACTGACCAAGCATTGTTACTAGCTTTATTTGAGGGAATCAAAGGTAAATCATTTAGTGAATTATTAACATTAAAAAAAGAAAATCTTCATGTGATAGAGGAAAAAGGCTCAGAAGACTACTATGTTGCAGACGTATATGACGAAGGAACTAAAGAATTTAGACGAGTAATAATAAGCGAAGATCTTTATAAATTACTTATTTTGGCAGATAAACAAACAGCATATAGAACAAACAATCAAGATGAAATCATAGAGACCCCTTTTAATGAATATGAATATATTTTTAAGAAAGCAAAAAAAGGAAGACAGGGTGGTAATGTATTAGACAGACATTTTATCACTAGAAAGTTTGTATTCTTTAAAGAGTTCTTTGGTAATGTCTATTTAACTGCGGAAGACATTGTTCAAAGTGGTATGATGTATATGGCATATACTTTGTTCAAACAAAGTGGAAAGCTGGGAAAAACAGAGCTTTTAACTATTGGAGAGCATTACGATACAATTATGGCAACATCAAATGGGAAAGACTATTATAGAAATATTACTGACTTAAAAAGAAAAATATTTAATGAGCAATTAGGGAAACTATATAGTGAGCTAGAGGGTGTTGAATATTCTGATTGATACATTCTTTTTAGTGGCATTGTGCTTCCACAGTGTCACTAAAACATTGATATTAAATTATCACTACACCTTAAACGACGATCGGTTATTAATTTTAACATATTTGGTTGTCGGTTGTTAAATGTTTATATAAGTAATATAATAATATTTAAGGATCGACAAGCGTATATGTGATAAAATGACTACTACTAGTATAGCTTTTTGACACAGAAGCCCTTGTTTATGTTCTATCAAGATGTTATAATTGACTATGTTGTCAAAAGTAACTAATAGGGCAAGCGTTTCTAGTAATAGTTACATATACCTTCAAAAGAGAAAATAAAACATATCGTTGGGGGAAAAACTAAACAATGGCACATCCTATTAGTATTCGATTAATGATGAAAACACATGCAAGTAAGAAATTTGACGAGTTGATGGAGCAATTTGAATATGCTCAAATGCTTATTTTATTAACTACAGAGGGAAAATTCCATAGTTATCCAATTGAAAATAGAGAACAAGACAATGGCGAGTTCTATGTTGACTTGATTTTTGGAGACATGAAAGCTTTTAAAGAAGAAAAAGAAGTATTTGAAAATTTACAAAGTGTTCATTTTGAAAGTGATAATGGCGAACTTTTTGAGTTTAAGTCTCTTGAGTCATTGAGTGTTATTGAAGTAGTGGAACTGTCTGACATGGACACTATCTTATACAATCCAAAAACACTTGAAGCGTTGCTCGATTTAGCTTGCCAAAAAAAGTAGCAAAATGACTAATCAACCTTTATAGTAAGTCGATCATTTTATGATTTATGAAAGTGGTTGGTGTTTTTAACACTAATTGTGTATCACAGAAAAATTCTATTATAGCCGATACAATCATTTTGTATACAAGGGTACTAGAATAGTACTTAAGAATCATTTGAAGATTAAGAGCTTTAAATCAGTTATTTTTGAGTGGGTTGCCATTATGATAAACAAAATAGCGATAAACATTTAGACCATCTAAAATTCATTCTAAGTGGTATGTTTTCGTACTATGCTTATGTACATTGGTTGCAAGTTGAAATTAAACAGCACCTCAAACTGAAGTGAATAAAATATCTTAAAATAACCCTTATGTAATAACGAACTCATTTCATTTTAAGACGGGGCTTTTTAAAAGTTGGAGTGGAAGTACACCTACATAAGTTGAGGGTGTTGAAATCAAACACACCAATGTAACATCGATAAAGTTTTTCAGACGTTATTCATATCAATTTCATATTGGCCAAAACATAGTACAAGGTATTGTAACAGAAGTGTGTTTATCTTATTTTCTAAAAATACCTTGCACTAACAGAAATGTTGTGTGAGGTATTTTTTTGTTTTCACAAAAATCGGTTTAAACTACTCAGAAGTGCTGACTACATTTCTGATAAAATAGCAATTTTACTTGCGAAGGATAGGACAACAAACAAAAAACAACGTAATAAAAAGAAACTAGAAACTGCTATTATCAACAACTTATCTGTAAGCTACACAGTTGAAGTTAAAGGTAATGGCAAAAAAATTGCTTTAAATAGAACATACATTCGGTTTTGTGTGTATTAGTAATGATTAGATTCTTAGAGTATCCGTTTCAGATCGGAAATATTAGTTTCTATCAATTTATATGACCTATATGCAACACAACACAAACAGTGAGCTAAAAGTCATAAGCTATATAGGTGTTACTAGGGATAGACTTGTGAACGGACTACCACGTCTATGCCTAGAACCCTTATATAAGAAAGAAATGAAAGGTAATGGATAAGATGATGTTTTTATATGAAAGTCTTCATAGCTATCAGAAAGACTTGATAGATGAAGAAATTGAAGAATATATTAAAAAAATGATAATAACTAATTGTGGTTTTAATTACACTGAGAGTCAATTTCAATCTTTAATAAATGAAATAGTGATATATGGAAAACAAGTCAACAACTTTTTAGGAGAAGCAGTCAATTGCTTTTATTTTAAACAACTAGTGGTCAAGTCAAGGGCAATAAAGATAGCCTATGAACTAGAGCAGAGCAATCTAAGAAGTAAAACAAAAAGAGCTCTAGCAAATAAAAGAGAAGAGATTGTAAATCAACTTCAAGAAAGCTACAATATAAGTAATGATATAATATCTTATAAATATTTATTTGAAGATTTTTATATGAATACTGAAAAAATTTCAGAACCACATATGGAAGATGAAACAGTGTATGCGTTTAATGGAGAGCATTGATAGGTATAGCAATAGATGTTCTATTGGATTACTCAATACCAACAGAAGATGATGTATATAAATGGTAGGCTTGTGCAATGTGAAGCCTAGTAAAAAATATTAAGAAAATCATAAGTGCTATTAATCGTAAATCCACTAAGATTAGTTGGGAATTAGAAAAATAGAAAAAGATTGGTTTGAATAAACTATTAAAAAATGTATTGATTTTTCATTTTATAAAAAATATAATGACATGTAATGTTTTTATTTTAATATTTAAAAGTAATATAATTATATTATGATGGAATAAGAAGAATAATTGACGAGTAAAAAGATGAAGTATGCACGCATAGCAGGAGAAGGGTTTTGACAACGAACTTGCTGGTTTACGAGTGATCCTAATACAACATAAATATTAGGTGACCAAATGAAAAAGAGTGGGTAAAGAGGTACAAGCTTTGTCCCTTTTCTTAAATGATTATACATATAGCTCTCATAACGCTATGACTAGCTTAACTGATTACAAGTTAAACAATACAACAAATAATAGCCTTAAAACTAACGCAAGTTCCTAGAAGGGTGGTAGCTAAGTATTACGAGCGTAGAAAGTTGTTCTTTTAGAGCTTTCCGGCTTCTTCTTTGAGCTACCTGAACTTGAGTATGGCATATATAAAGCTTTAACTATGCCAAAGGAGCGTATTGAGGAAATCAAATACGCTTCTGAGAAGTTATAGGTTAAGGAGTATGTTCCAAACTAAATCAAGATTAAATAGTAAAGCAAGTTATCCTAATATGGCTAGTCCACTTCCTTAAATTAGATTACTTGAGCTTTGATACAGTGTTAAGTAGCTTTGACTTCCTTGTTACTAATAATGATCAAAGAAAATTGAATTAAACAACATTACACCACTCTTAGTATAGGAAATATTCTTTTTGAATAATGAAATCATAAAAGATGAAAATGCAGAAAGTGAAAGTGTACCAAAACAAAGGCTAATTTCAATTATCAGTCAAGATGTTTGGGGATACGCCCAAGTTGATTGTAACACCAACATACAACGCACTAATTCCCATTCAACTTAGATAATAGCTCATACGTTAAAAAGCCTTTTCCTATTAGCTGTGGCTCAAGTGTTGAGGTTATTAGAGAGCATGGAACAGTGAATATGATTCTTACAGCATGGGTATTATTAACATTCTTTTGAGCATTTGGTCTTTGGACTCCTGCTCAACACTACTTTGGTAAACGGACTTTAGGTTATCGAGCTCGTTTAGGACGAACGTAACTTTATCAGAAATTTGTGGTGGCTACTCAAATGAATCAATGCAGATGTTAACTTGTGTAATCACTAGAATGGAAGAGATTAAAATTAAAACAGTAATCAAGTCGTTGCAGAAGTAAAAGGTGGTAGTTTCACTAAAAAGGAGATTCATTAAAGGTGGGCTTTCCTACCCTTTTAATTAATAGATGATTAGGGGCTATTCAACATGACAATAATTACACTACAACACACACAAGATACATATGAGTCTTTACAATTATTCCCATCCATAGAGGAAATGAATAAAGCCGTAATGGCGCATAAACGCTTAAATAAGGAGCAATTAACTAAATCAACATATGCTGTCCTAGACTTCATTTCACAGTGGTCTTGCAAGTATGTAGGGGTGAGCTACCTTTGTCAGAAAAGAATCGCGGAGAGCCTAGAAATAAGCTATAAAACGGTTCAAAGATCTATTTCTAAATTAGTAGAATTGAACGTTGTGAAGAAGTTTAAAACAAAACGAGCTACAGGTGACAAGCGACAAAGCAGTAATATCATTGTAATTCAACCAGCCAAAGAAAATGTCCAACCCAAATGTCCACCCGAAGATACTCTTATCAATACTCAAAATATTAATAAAACAAATGATACAGAAAAAGAGGGTCTTTCTTTAAAAGAAGCTGATAAGGAATCTTTAATTAAAAAAGGATTAGTAAAGAAATTACCTGAAACATTACAACGAGTATTAGCCCCTTTCTTTGACGCAGATGAAATTTATAAATTAGCAGGAACTATTTATAAAGCTAAATCTAAAGTTGATAAAGCTATTCAAATTGAAGATTACTCAAATGAATACTACCAATGTATTCTAAGTGTTATAAATGCCTATAAACGAGGTAAAGCCGATTCATTATATGGTCTGTTGTTCCATGCTATCAAGGCTACAACAAAGACTATATGGCTTAAACAACGTGCAACAGGTGGTATGTGGTCTTCATTTTTAAGTTGATTTAAAAGTAATATAATTATATAATTTGTTTGTAGATAGAGCGGTGGGTTACTCAGAAAGTGAGGTATAACTTCTTTTATACTCACCCAAAAGTGTCACTAATAATGATAGAGTGGGCTCTGTATTTATAATGATTGTTGTTCTAACTATAAAAAGAGATATGTTTATAGTATTGTCTCCCAAAACGAGTAGACAATTTATTTGAAGTTGAATAATCTAGAATTTTAAAATTTTAGACATTTCATTTGGTAAAACCATAAAATAATATATAATAACAAATGTATTTTTCTTATCTATGATATGAACTATAAGGTTCACTTGAGAAGTAGTAAAGAACTATTGGAGTTTCAAAACGCAACTATCAAGCAGTGTTTCACAGTGTCAAAATTACTTGATAAGCATATTGAAACTGTCTGAACACACCTTGAGTCATATGAAATCATGTATGACAAAGTAATTAGCATAAGAGAGGTTAGCTCAAAAGTTATGAAGTCAGAGGAACTTGTAACAATCGAAAGGGAAATGGAAATCTTAAATGACACATTTTGGAATTGATTGGAGAAAAGGAATTTGACTAAAGAAAGTATCAGGTTCGTGGGCATTGACCCATCAACTAAAACAGGTTTTGTTATTCTTGATTCTAATGGTGAGGTAGTTGTAGAAGAAGAAATTCGAGCTACAGCTACAAAAGACCCTGCTAGAATGATTGGAATAGCAAAACAAATTAAATCGTACTTGCAACCAAATGACAAAGTTGTTATTGAAGGTTTTGCTTACGGTGCTAAGGGTAAAGCAGTAGACTTCCAATATGGACTAGGTTGGTTAATTAGAGCTATGCTTTTCACTGAAAAGTTCGGTTATACTGACGCTACGCCAAGTCAGGTGAAAAAGTTTGCAAGCAACATAGGGAACGCAAAGAAGGAAGATTTAGTGCTACCACTGTATAAGAAGTGGGGATATGAACACCATTCAGATAACGTGCGTGACGCATACATTATGGCTCGTATGGCGTACAACATGTATAATCACGCTGGATTACAGAAATACGAGCAAGAGGTACTGAGCAAAATGATAAAGCCAAAATAATAATAAATTGATAAACATAATAATTTATCAAAGGGTTATTAAAATCACTTTATAAAAATAACATAATAATATAATGATGAAGTATCTATTGGTAGCTAGTTTGTATTTTACTAAAAGCATAATAAATTTTAAAGTTAGGGGATTGTGAAATGGCAGAACAATTATTACGAGAAGCATTAAACAAAATTGAGATAGTTGGTTACGCTCAAGAATCAACACTCGAAAAGAAAGAGTTCAAAGACAATATAGGTAAGCCTTATACATGTATAAGCGGTGACATTACTGTTAAAATCAGTGAGGAAGAAACTCAAGTTGTGTCTTACTTCGCAAAAGAGCTTACACAAAAAGGCGAAGTAAACAAAAACTATAAAGCCTTAACTACTATCATGAATGAACTAGTTACTGTTGCTGACATTGCTCAAGGAGTATCAGAAGGTGAGCCTTCACGTATTGAATGTCAAGGTAAATTAACTCTAAATGAGTACAAAGGCAATGATGGAGAAGTTAAATCATTCCCTAAAATTAGTGGTCGATATTCACCTACTCGCTACAAAGGCGAAGCAAAAGATTTCAATCCAAAAGCTAAGTTTGATATTGAGGGAATCGTGAAATCACTTAAAGCCGAAACAGATAAAGACGAAAATGAAACAGGTCGATTAAAAATTCAGCTTTACGTTCCTTTGTATGGTGGGAAAATAATTCCATTAACATTTGTAACAGGTGAAACATTGCCACAAGGCGGTAAAGACTACTTAACTGACAACTTCCAATCTCGTGCTTCTGTGCGTATTTACGGTGATTTAGTTAACAAGTCTAAAAAAATCGAACGTGTAATTGAATCAGGTTTTGGGGAAAACAAAACTGACGTAACTTATGAGCGTACTCGTGAGTTTATCGCAACAGGCGGTACATTATACGAGGAAGGTGTTCACAAAGAAGTATTCGACATTTCACTTCTTAAAGAAGCATTAGCTAATCGTGAGCGTCATTTATCAGCACTAAAAGAGAAAGAGAAAACTGATGATAAGCCAAAACCAACAGCAGGCTTCGGTAATGGTTTTCAACCAACAAATGCTAAAAAAAATGAAAAACAAGATGATGGTTTAGATGATTTATTTGGTGAAGACTGATTCTTTTAAGTGATGTAATAATATCTTAGATTTAGGGAATTAAAAGAAGGTTGACAATCGCCACTTTCTTTTCTGAATAGGCGGTTTATAACCTTCTTCTATTGAATAAATTTTAACAGAAAATGGAGAGTTAAACAATGACAATCGACTTACTAGCTATTCAACCGCATCAAATTTCTCGTGACCTTCGTGAAAAAATAGTAGTAATCTACGGTGAGCCAAAGGTTGGTAAAACAACTATAGCTTCACAATTTCCCAAAGCTTTATTACTAGCGTTTGAAAAAGGCTATAACGCTCTTGCGGGTGTTATGGCACAAAACGTTACTAAGTGGGCTGACTTCAAGAAGGTATTACGACAACTTGAAAACGCTCAAGTTAAAGAAAAATTTGAAACTATTATTGTCGATACAGCAGACTTATCTTATGCTTCATGCGAGAAGTTCATTCTTCAACGTGAAGGCGTAGATAAAATTGGTGATATTCCTTACGGTGGTGGCTATAAATTAGTTCGTGATGAGTTCGATACAGTGTTACGCTCTATCCCAATGATGGGTTATGGTCTTGTAATGATTTCACATGCTCAAGTACAAACGATTACAGCAGAAGATGGCGCAGAGTATTCAAAAACAGTACCGACATTAACAAAACAACCTCGTGGTATCGTGCTGTCAATGGCTGACATTATAGGTTACGCTAAGTCAATCGATCGTGAAGGTGAATCTAAAACAGCATTATTCTTACGTGGTACACAACATTTTGAAGCGGGTTCACGTTTCAAACATACACCACCTGTTATCAAATTTGAATATGAAGCCCTAGTGAAAGCAATCGCTGACGCTATTGAAAAAGAAGAAGTTGAAAAAGGTCAAAAAACAGTAGTTGAAAAAGGTGTTAACTTATACGAGGAAGAACAACTATCGTTTGAAGATTTAAAAGCTGAAATCAAAGACCTTACAGCTAAATTAGTTGAAAAACAAGGCGCTAACGTTGCGAAGAAAACAATGAACAATCTTGTGGAACTACACTTAGGAAAAGGTCGCACTTTTAGAGATGTGACAGAATCGCAAGTAGAACAACTTTCTTTAGTTGCTTACGATTTAAAACAAACGTTATAAAAATAGCGTAATGGTATGTAGGTGGGGAGTGTTGGAGATAGCACTCTCTATTGTCACTTGAAAAGGGTGGTAAGTTATGGCAAGAGCATTACCAAAGTGCAAAATTTGCAAAGAAGAAATCAACAAGAATGATGTATCTAGTTTTATCAAAAAGAGTAGTGGTTATTTCCATGTTGCCTGTGAATCAGAAAAGGGACATAAGGTAAAGAAGACATGTAATTTCTGTAATAGAGAGTTCGAAAGCGAAAAGGATATTGTGAAGCGTGGTAGCTTAACAGTCCATCAAAGTTGCTTAGAGCAATATCACCAATCTAGTGAGAAGTTTGAAGTGAAGGTTAGGGTGAGAACCTGTCCTAAGTGTAAAGAGAAGGTCAATCCCCTTGACGTAGACGCTCTTGATACTGGCACAGCAACTTATCACAAAGCTTGCTATGAGAGCATACAAAGACAAAAGAAAAACCGAGAGGAACTACTTGATTATATTGCATTGAAATACAATGTTGAGTTTCCCACAGGCTTTATGTTAAAGCAAATAACTGATTATCACAATAAACGAGGTTACTCATACAAAGCAATGCTAGTGACATTAAAGTATATGTTTGATGTTGAAAAAGTTCCTACTAAAGAGGGTGTAGGATTAGGTCTTATACCTTTCTATTTCGAGAAAGCCAAGAGCTATCACCAAAAACTAAGACAAGCAGGAAACTCAGCTAACAACGTCACTATAAATAACAAAACAGTAAAAATCAAAGCTGTTGCCCCTATTAAGGCAAATAGAATAAGTCGCTATGATTTAAGCAGTATGTAAGGAGAATGGGAAATGAGTAATAAAACACTCTTAGCTCTACAAGATAAATTTGCTTATATTCCAATATTCGCTAGACTTCTGAATGAACCTGATGAAGTGTTGAGTTTATCTAGTGGATATAAGCTAACACCGAATGATTTCCCTGAGAGATTTCATAAGATTTTATTCACAACAATAAATGAGCTTTATCGTGAAGGTGTATCAAAGATTGGAAAATTTGAGATTAACTCCTATTTACTAAAAGGATTTACTAACCAACACAGAATATATAAGGACAATGGCGGTGACGAATATGTTGACAGAGTGATGGAACTAAATGAGCCTGATAACTTCGATTATCACTATAACAGAGTTAAAAAGTTTTCATTGCTTAGACACTATACTGAGGTTGGTATTGATATTTCAGACATTTATGATGTTGATGTTTTTGAGCTTAAAGATGAAGAAGAACAGTCAGAACGCTTCAATAAATTGACTGTAGTTGACATAGTGAAACACATAGACAGCAAAATCATTGATATTAAGTCTGAATTTATGATTGAAAAAGAAGGTATCGGCAGTCACTTATCCGAGAACATTCGAGAAATTTTTTTCAAGAAAACACTAGCTCTAAGCTATGGCGCTAACTTAACAAGTGGCTACCTTAACACAGCTTCTCGTGGCGCACGATTGCGAAAGCTTTACTGTATTTCAGGTAACTCAGGTTCGGGTAAAACTCGTTCGCTATTAGCCCACATCTTAAATATGTGTGTAACTGATATTTATACTGATGGTAAGTGGGTTAAAACCAACAACAAAGGGCGTGGACTATTTATCTCAACTGAGTTAGAGGAAGAAGAAATTAAGATTCCTGCGGTATGTTTCATTGCTGATGTTGAAGAAGATAAGGTTCATAACAATGACCTAACGGACGAAGAAATTAAGCGTTTAAAACACGCTTTCAAAGTTTTAGAACAAACACCTGTATGGTTCGAAGAATTATTTGACTTTGATGATGATGATATTGAACATGAAATCGAGAAACATGTAAACAAAAATGGTGTACAATATATTGGTTTTGACTATATGCATTCAACATTAAAGATGTTTGATAGCCTAGCAAAACAAGGTGCACGTAATCTTCAAGAGCACCAAGTATTGCGTATCATGTCAATACGATTAAAGAACATCTGTAATCGCTACAATGTTTGGATTGGTACATCTACTCAGCTTAATGACACATGGAAACAAGGTGCATTAGATCAATCGGCATTAGAGGGCTCTAAATCTATAGTCAACAAACTTGACTTAGGGGCAATTCAAATCCCTCTTACAACTCAAGATGAGGCGTTGTTTGATGAAATTAAAAAGACTGCTAACTTAGGTTTCCATTTGCAACCTACTCACACAATCAACATCTATAAGAATCGTGGTAACAAGTGGAAGTTAATTCGCATTTGGGTACATTTTAATTTAGGCACTTTACGAATGACTGACTTATTTGTAACTAACTATAAAGGTGAGGTTATCTCTGATATTACACCAACTTTGGTTGAACAGTTCCTAGAAGATGATGAAAATAAAGAAACAAGTGTTTTTAACATCTATGCAGAAGATGAAAAAGATATCATGGCTATCATAAAAGAAACTAATAGCTATCAAGATGAAGGTAGCATTGGAGATTTATTTGGGGACTAGGTGATTGAAATGTATGACAAAGATATGTTAAAAAGTGAACTAACAATTGAAGAAATCAAGACAATTCTGACAGAGTTAGGGGTTCAACACATTGAATCACACCTAGAAAAAGGTCACATTATAACTAACACCATTTGTCATAACATTTCAGATGGAAAGATGAAGTTATACTACTACATTAATGATATGATTTTTCGTTGTTATACAGATTGCGGTAGTAACTTTGATGTATTTGACCTAGTAATTAAAAACTATGCTTTAAAAGGCGTGGAAATTAATCTGACAGGTGCTATTAATTGGATTTTAAGAATTCTAGGAAAGACAAATGAGTACATAACTAGACCTGAGGGTTTTGGTCATTCTTATGTTAGTAGACGGGAAGAATTAGATTGGCTTGATAGTTTAATGGTTAAAAAGCCTGTCAATATTGAAATGAAAGTACATAGCGAATATACTTTGAAATTGTTTTCTAGTAAACCTCACCCATTGTTCTTATCTGACAATATCAGTGAGAAAACAATGAAAAAATATGAAATTATGTATTATGAGAAATCAAATAGAATTGTCATTCCTCACAGAAGCCATGACACAGGGGAGTTGATTGGTCTTAAAACTAGATCATTAAACTTCGAGGACATTGATAATGGATATAAATACATTCCTCTAAAGATACAGAATGTACAGTATTCTTACCCAACATTCCAAAATCTCTATGGATTGTATCAAAACAAAGACTTCATTAAAAAGATTCGAAAAGTAGTTATCTTTGAATCTGAGAAGTCAGTAATGCAGTTTGAAACCTACTTTCCTAATCAGAACTTTAGTGTAGCTCTTTGTGGCAGTAGCATTAGTAAACAACAGGTAGAAATGCTAATTAACTTGGGCGTACAGGAAGTTATTATTGCGCTAGATAAAGAGTTCACAGTTCTCAACACACAAGAAGCTAACATATATGAAGAAAAACTAGAGCGACTTTGCTCAATGTTTAGTAGCTACACAAAGGTAAGTATGATATGGGACAGGTGGAAACTGCTAGATTTAAAGGACTCACCTTCTGATAAAGGTAAAGAGGTTTTTGTTGAGTTATTCAAAATGAGAACAACTATTAACACAAAGGAATAATAACACAATGGAAAGAGCAATTAAGATATTAGAAGAATCAATAGAAATTGCGATGCAGATTGCTTACTTAAATGAAGAAACTAAAATCAAAGCTAGCTTAACATCTGAAAAAGAAATGAAGCATGAATTTGCTAGGTACATAAAAATTTAAATTTAGGAAAATAAGAAACAGCATAGATTGTTTAAAAGTAATATAATTATATTATCGGAGAGTGAATTTGTTGTACAGGTTAATTAGCACATCCAATATTGTCACGGATGATTTCCTTGAAGTGATTCTAGGGAATCGTGGTATTACAGACAAAGAGCGGTTCTTAGAACCAAAAGCAAGTGATGAAATCCACTACTCAAACTTACACAACATAAAGGAAGCTGTAGCGCTGTTCAAAGAGATTGAGAACAGGGGGCGAGTAGAAGTGAGAAAGATAAGAGTTGCACTAATTATTGATAGTGATATTGATGGAAACACAAGTTCAGCTATTCTCGCTTCATATATCGAGAATCTATTCCCTCATATTGAACTTATCTTCTTATTCCATGAAGGTAAACAACATGGTATTACAGAGGATAAAGTGAAAGAGGTTGTAGAGTTGAATAAGGAAATAGCTCTTGACTTATTAATCGTAGCTGACGCAGGAACAAGCGACTATAGACAACAGTATCTCATTAGTGAAAAACATGAAATACCTATCCTAATCCTTGACCACCACGAAGCTGAGAATGGTGAATCAGAGTTTGCTCTCGTAGTCAACAACCAACTATCAGATAACTATCCTAACAAGGCCTTATCAGGCGTAGGAATCGTATACAAGTTTTTACAGGCACTTGATGATGAATATGGCTACATGGAAGCAGAGCAGTATTTAGACCTTGTAGCGCTTGGCAATATCGCTGACAGCATGGATTTAACAAGCCCTGAGACACGCTACTTAGTGTATGAAGGACTAAAAGATATACGAAATGGGTTCTTAAAGGAAATCATCTTAAAACAGATTGGTGACTTTAAGCGTGTATATCCTCACACATTGGCTTTCGGTGTTATCCCTAAGATGAACGGTATTATCCGAGTAGGGAAACCCGAGGAAAAGGTTGACTTATTTAATGCTTTTAGAGGTATTGAGCAAGCTACAGTGAATCCTCGCTCTAAAAAAAGTGAGACCCTACCACAAAAGGTAACTCGACAATGTGTCAACGCTTATAAGCGTCAAAAGACAATGCGTGAAAAATGGGTTGTCAAAATCAAGGAGCAGATTGTAGAAAAGAATCTTCACGAAAATGCGTTTCTATTGATTGAGCTAGAAGAATCATTTGACCGAGACTTAGGTGGCTATCTTGCTGGAGCGTTAGCAGGAGAGTATAGAAAGCCTGTCCTAATGTTAGTGTGGGATAGCGAGATAGAGCGCTTTTCAGGATCTCTACGTGGTTATGATGGCACTATGAAGAACACTAAGGACTTCCTAGAGGAGTTGAAATTGTTTGATTATCTAGGTGGACACCAAAATGCTTGTGGATTTAAGATTTCAAAAGATTCATTATTAAGTTTGAATGGTGCCATTAATAATGCTTTAGAGGAACAAAATCTAACAGGTGAGCAGAAGATTGATGTTGATTTCTATTTAGAAGATGGTCAATTAACTACTGAGCTAGTTGATAAAGTTTATGAGCATGAGTACCTTTGGGGCAAGGGAGTAAGCAAGCCATTGTTTGCAATTGATATTGAAGTAGATACAAACAGGATTAAAAAGTCTTCAAGCTCAAACATGATTGAGTGGTATCACAACAATATCAAGTTTCTACAATTCACAGGCGATAGACGCTTACTTGACCTGATGGAAGACGGTCATATCGTTAAACTAACAATTGTTGGAAGCTTGAGCATGAACCATTTCTTAGGAAAAAGCACACCGCAGTTCCTAATTGAAGATATGGCAATAGGCGAAAAAGCAAAATTTACGCTATTTGAAGAAGTCAATGTAGATGATTTATTCAATTGGTAAAAATGACAAAATTGAATTATTTATTATTTTTACGATGTTCTTAAGAATTATAATAGCAAGTTTTATAAGTGAAATGAAAGATGATTTACATACATGGTAAGTAAAATTATACTAGATGGATGGTCAGAAGAATCACAGGAGAAAGCTAACATGATTATAGGTAAATTTATCTGTGAGATTGAGGTCTATAAAGATATGAGTCTTTCGTGATGGGGGTCAAGCTGATGTTCTAAAAGGCTTCATCTATTGTAAAGACCCAATCGTAGTGAATGTGGAAAAATCTGATTTTTCACAAAATATAGGATTACTACTAAAAGATGTTGAAATAGAGTGTCATTACATGAAGAATTTATAGGTTGTAAAATTAATCATATAGATGAGTATTCAAATGAGATTTTGGAAGAATAAGAAGAAAGCTATACACGTAAAGAAGAATAAGAAAAGTGAAAAATGATTGGTTCTCAGATATTGTAAAACTTTTATCGTTGCCTTTCAAAAAACTGTTTAAAATCTTTAAATTGAGTAGGAAAACCTACTCTTTTTATTTACAAAAATAACAATATTATATACATTATAAATGTGTGGGGGAATAAGAGAGCAACAAGAGCAAATACAATTTACAAAATGTATGGTCAAAAAAAAATGAATTTATTACTAAAAAAATTCTCTGTAAGCAAGTAGGATATTTAGTCAAAAGAATCGTGATGCAATACATGTTAGAAATTGCTTTATTAATGAGTGAATTAGTGTCATGAAAGAGATGGAAACGACAAATAAAATACATAAAGATAAGATTCTTATTTTGATTAGATTAAAACCAATTATGGGATGCCGAATATTTACGTAGAAGTGTTGAAGCTATTAAATGTTCTGCAACTAAACTATTAGGAAGTGAAGATCCTAGGCTTGCTCAAGGATTAATGACAACCAAAGAGTTTGCCGAAATCATAGGAGCTGAGGTAAGCGTTATAAGATGTTGGATAAATGGACTACCTGCAAAAAAATTTAAGAAACATGGAATTGCAACTGCATACAATGACTATAGTTTTGATGTTGAACAAGATAAGTTTTGGGATTGGCTCGAAAAATATAGGGGAAAAGTAAGTTTTAGACACTAATAAATTTTAGCAAATGAAATATTGCCTTAGCCTGATTGGTTGCAAGAGGACATTGTAAATGGTGTTGTCTGTGGCTGGATTTAACAGTCGGAAGATTCAGTAAATTACATTAAAGACATGTATTACTTTAATCAAAAAACATCACTGAAATATCAAAAGCGGTTGGAATGATTTTCGAGATTGTGCGAAGAAAGCTTGATCTTATATAAAACACAAAAAGTAGCGTAATGCTATAGCTATTTTTATTGATATTGATTGGAGAAGATGAAATGTGCAAAACTTGTGAACTACACAAAAGAGACGTTTGGATATGTACATGTGAAGGTGAATGTACTTGTCGTATAGAGCTTCACGCACATACAGATGTTAGTAACATACGATTATTAGATAGTATCAACTCTGTTAAGGACCTTATTCAGACAGCGTGGGATATTGGTCTTAAAGGTTTGGCCATTACTGACCACGAAGCCCTATCAGCACATGTAAAAGCTATTCAGACGGTTCGTGAGCTAAAGAAAACGGGTAAGATAGGGAAAGACTTTAAATTGATTCTAGGCAACGAGATATACCTTGTTGACAGCTTAGAAGAAGTTAGAGATAACTACCAATCAGGTATAACAAAGTTCCCTCACTATCTACTCTTAGCTAAGAACAAAGAAGGTCATGAAGCTCTCCGTATTTTATCCTCAAAAGCATGGGAGAACTCATTTTACACTGGTACAATGGAGCGTGTACCAACAGTCAAAAAAGACCTAGAAGCGATTGTAAAACAGTTCCCGGATACACTGATTGCTACGACTGCTTGCTTGAGCTCTGAAAGCTCTATCTATATCCTAGAAGCTGATAAGGCACGTTTAGAAGGAGATGAACAAAAGAAACAATATAATATAAAAAGGTTAATATCGTTTATTGAGTGGAACATTGAGCTACATGGTAAAGATAACTTTTATCTTGAACTACAACCTAGTGCTGATTATGAGCAATTAACAGTAAACAAAGTACTTATCAAGTTAGCGCAAAAATATGGTTTAAAACTAATTATCACCAATGACGCTCACTATCTAAGACCTGAGGACAGACCAATTCATGAAGCATACCTAAACTCTAAGCAAGATAAACGTGAGACTGATTCATTTTATGCTCACACTTACTTGCACAAGGTTAGTGAGATTTATGCGAAAATGAGCTATTTAGACAAAGATGTTGTCAAAGAAGCTTTGAAAAATACAATGGCTATAGGAAAAATGATTTGCGACTATACAATTGAGGGTGACACTATCATTCCTGTTGCTAAGTTACCTGAGTTTGAGGTGACTCACCTATTTAAAGGTGGCTATAAGAAATATGGCTACATTGAGAAAATGGCACTCTCTGATAATGAACAAGATAGATACTTGATTCATTTAATCGAGAAGGGCTTCAAAAAGAAAATTCCTTATCGTGGAATGTCAAAAGAAGCATTTCATAAAGTAATGGCTCGAATAAATATAGAGCTAGAAGAACTGTGGGAAATGTCAATAATCCTAAATCAATCAATGGCCAGTTATTATGTTACAGTTGCTAAAATCATTGAGATAATTTGGGGTGACGATTGCGGTGACGCTTCACGAGAAGAAGGTTCAATTGTGGGTGCAGGGCGAGGTTCTGCTGTAGCCTTTTTAATCAACTACTTAACTGACGTTACTCAAGTAAACCCATTGCTTTATGGTATTGAAGTTCCCCATTGGCGACACTTACATAAGTCTAAACCTGATATTTCAGCGTTGGATATTGATATTGATGTATCCTCAACTAAAAAAGGCTTCCTCTTTGACCGAATGAGAGATTTCTTTGGTAAGAAAAAAGTTATTCAAGTATGTACTTTCGGTACTGAGAAAGCAAAATCTGCGGTTCAAACATCCTGTCGTGGTTTAGGTATTGATAGTGATGTAGGTTTATATATTGCTTCACTTATTCCTGTAGAACGTGGCGATATGTGGTCACTGAAAGATTGTCTATATGGTAATGAAGAAAAAGGTAGAAAACTTATCAAACAACTTATTGATGAAATCGACATGTATCCACGACTACGAGAAACAGCTTTAAAGGTTGAGGGATTAATCAACAAACGCTCAATCCATGCAGGTGGTGTACTAGTTCTAAATGAAGAATACACCAAGATGAACGCAATGATGAAAGCACCAAATGGAACACCTATCACACAGTTTAACTTAGATGATAGTCAGGCATGTGGAGCTATCAAGTTCGATATTCTTACAATTGAGGGTAATGATAAGATTCAAGAGTGTATGGAACTCTTGTTAAAATATGGAGAAATTGAGTGGCAAGGAACACTTCGAAAAACATTCGAGAAATACTTCCATCCTGAAATTATTGATAAGACTAACCCTGAGTTATTTAAGATGATTGGTGAAGATAAGATAATTGACTTATTCCAGTTTTCAACTCAATTAGGTCAGGCTGTTATCAAGAAAGCTCAACCTAAAAACCTTATTGAGCTTGTATCATTGAATTCTATCATGCGACTTATGTCAGATGGCGAAGAACAACCAATTGATACATTCATACGATACAAGAATGATATTAATCTTTGGTATGAAGAAATGCACCAATATGGTTTAACTGATGAAGAAGTCGCTATTTTTGAGAAGTACCTAAAAGCCTTAAACGGTGTAGCTGATACACAAGAAGCAGTAATGCTTATGGCTATGGATGAAAACATAGCAGGATTCACTGTTAAAGAAGCTAACTACCTTCGTAAAAGTATTGCCAAGAAAAAGGCAGATGTACAGGAAGAAGTAAAACAAAAGCTATTCTTATGGGGGAGAGAACGTGGAACCCGTGATGAAGTAATCGAGTATCTATGGTTACAGATTTCCCGAATGTTAGGTTACGCTTTTTCGATTCCTCACACTCTAGCGTATACTCTGATAGCTATGGTTGAAGCGAATCTATGCTACTACTACAATCCTCTGTATTGGCAAACAGCGTGCCTAACAGTTAACTCAGGCTCTTTGGAGGTGGAAGAAGAGGCAAAACAGAAGTCAACCAACTATGGTAAAGTAGCAGAAGCCATAGGAAAGATGAAAGGTCGCGGTGTTAATGTATCACAACCATTAATCAATCGAGCTGAGTTCGGCTTTGTACCTGATATTGTAAACGAGCGTATTATCTTCTCGTTTAAAGGTATTGTAGGAATCGGTGATGAAATAGCTCACACAATCATTGCTAATCGGCCTTACGCTTCATTTGACGACTTTTACGAGCGTATGTATGTTGGAAAGCTGGTACAAAAGAAACACGTTACACAGCTCATTAAAGCAGGTGCATTTAATGAGTTTGGTCAACCAAGAGATATTATGAGAGATTTTTTATTAAAAGAAATCGGCATAAAAGAGAGCTTGAATATGCAAAACATGAAATCTATCATTGATTTAGGATTGTTAGATAATCCTGATTTGCATATCTATAAAGAGCTATTCAACTTTAAAGAATATATCTCAAAGAGTGTAGTTCGAGTGGAAGAAGCACCAAACAAATGCAGTAAAACAGGGTTTTCTAAAGATAAGATTCTAGGGCTAGATGAAAGTGCCAAGCAATTTTATGAGAAAACATTTGACGGTAGTTCTATCTGTGGATATAATTATGTTACTCTTGAGATTTCGGAGAAACAATTCACTAAAGAGTATAATGAAAAGATAAAGCCTTTCAAAGAGCTAATAACTACGAAAGAGTTTATCAAACTTTATAATGAAGCCATGTTTAAGAGAGAGTGGTACAAAACAGCTAAAGGCTCAGTATCTAAATGGGAAATGGATTCTATCTCATATTATGAGAATGATCATGAGTTAATGAATGTGAATATGGAGAAATACAACATTGTTAACTTCTTCGAACTTGATGAAAAACCTGTAGTAGTAGGATATTCGCAGTTCAATGATAAAACCATTCCTGAGCAGAAGGTCTTTACTATTGTTGGTACTGTACTTGACCGAAACAAAACAAGACATACAATTACTGTTTTAACACCTCATGGCGTTGTTAATGTGAAAACATATGCAGGAAATTTCGCTTACTATGATAAACAGATTTCACGCAAAAAAGGTGAGAAAAAAGAAGTGATTGAGAAGTCGTGGTTCACTCGCGGCAATCTAGTGTTGCTTAATGGTTTCCGCAGAGAAGAACAATTTGTATTGAAAACTTACAAAGTCAAAGGTGAAGAGGTTCAACATACTGTAAACTTAATACTAGGTGTTGAGAAAAACGGTGACTTAATTCTTCAAGATGAAAGAGCAAGAGCTTACTAGGCTCCTATTCTTACTAAAGGAAGGAAGGAAGTTATATTCTATAAATGAAATTCAGGACATATGTCTATGTTTCAAATGTGACAAAGTAAGATTTCGTAGAATTTAGCGACAAGTTTAATGAAAAACACTAAGGTATCAAAAGTAATGTTATCAACTCTAGTGACAGGAGGGTTAGTTTTTATTTCATTAGTTTCTTATGTAACATGCAATGAAATAGAAGCACCGAATATAACAAAAGGAGAAACACAAATTGAGCTACCTTCAAGTGCTTTAGTTCCAACGTTTAAATCACCTGAACAGTCAGCAAAAGAAATCAAAGCTGAGGGCGAAAAACTCCAATATGAACGAGAAGAAAGAGTGCGAATCGAGCATGAAAAAGCAAGATTAGCAGAAGAAGCTCGTTTATCAAAGATTGAAGCAGAACGCAAAGCCAAAGAAGAAGCAGAGCGTAAAGCACGTGAGGAAGCTGAATGCAAGCGTCAATCAATGCTACAGCAACAAAAAGAAATAGCGAGGCAAAAGCAATTAGAATACCAAAAACAACAAACAAATGCGCAACCCCAAAAACAAGCTCTAGCAACTAATGGTGTAGCGTTCAATGGTAGCTACTACACTCCATATTGTAACGGTTGCTCAGGTGTTACAGCAACAGGCTATGATGTTCGTAGTTCGATTTATGTTGATGGTATGCGAGTAATTGCTGTAGATCCTCGTGTTATTCCTTTGTACTCTATCGTAGAGGTTTCAACACCTTACGAGAAATTTAGAGCAATTGCTTTGGACACTGGTGGAGCAATCAAAGGTCACAAGGTTGATATTCTTGTAGCTGACAAACAAACAGCTTATAATTTAGGTAGACATACTGTTTACGTTAAAGTGATAAGAAACGGCAAATAGTTTCAAAAAAAAACATAAAAGTAATATAATAATAAAATTCGGATATGGAGTTATGGTTGAAATTTTCCTCTATACCTATTTTTATTTAAGGAGAAACACTATGGTGAATAAAGAGCAACTTATTGAATAATTAATTGATGAACTGACTAGCGTGGATTAAAAGGGCTATCCATTGGGTGTAAATGGATTTACTGATAAAGTACGGACCAGATTTGAAACAACAAAATAAAGAATGTTGAAGTACGGTATTTCCGAAATTTACAAAACGCTGACGGTTAACCAGCTGTATCGTTCCTTCAATTTAAAGCGATTCGTCATGATGAAACTAAGCTTAGCTACTACTGAACTTTAGAATATTTTGGAAAAACATTTACTTTACAAAAGCAACATGATAATATGTATATATTATAGTGATTAATAAACACATTTGTACAGATGAGAATTCTCGCTCAATTAATACATTAAAAGTAATATAATTATATGATAGTTTAGTTATAATATGGTGGATGAAACAATTGAAGAAAAGAACGAACCGCAACAATGGCAATCACTTAATCCAAGAAATTTTAGGTTTAATGCAAACTTTAGAGCAAAACTTTTTCTTAGCTAAAAAAATGGAAGAAGACTGAAATAATCGCTGATTAATTTAGTAGAAGCTCAAAACTTTATCAAAGAAAATTACAAATTTATGAATGAGTGTAATGAAGCCATTAAAAAAATGCAACGCACATCTCAGAAGGTTTCTAATCACAAGTACTTCTTACGCAATTGTGAAGCACTAGCCACTAGCAAAGGTCATTGATTTGGAAAATCACCCTAATATTATTCCTTTTACCCCACAAGAAGAAAAACAAAGTACAGAATTAATGTCACAAGTTGAAAAGTTCAGCCAAAGATGGGGTAAACAAAAGTGATAGACATTATTTTTGGGAGGAGGTGAAATCTATGAAACGTAATAGATTCAGAGTTTCACGTTTAATAAAATGGATGAAAAACAATATAATGATATAATATGAAGGTGATATATCTACCTCGGTGTTATGAATAAGCTACACAATGGAGAACAAGAGATTGTTATTTCCATGTGTAGGTAACTGCATGATATATGCCTAGTTATGTTGGAGGTAAACTCATGGAAGAATACGAAGACATGTACGAAATTCATAAAGCACTAGGAAGGTCATTCAATGACGATGTAATGGAAGAAGAAGCGGACACATTAGCGAAGGTTGCTAAGGGTCAATTTGGTTAAGCACTTCCAAATGTAATGAGAGCTGTACTGTTTAATACAGGAAGAGCTTAAAATAAATTCGTAAAGGTGTCATAATAATGCTATGTGAATAAGATTCGAGAAGTGCTGCAAAAATATGATTCTTATTAAATACTAGTGTGTTTCAGGTGAAGCACTTGCGCTTTATGTAGCAGGTTATTAATTGTAATTCATGGGAGCTGTTGACAAGAGTTATGTCGATAATTGAAATGCGCCAATCAGGTGCTACTAAAGCATTGGCAATATAAGCAGTTTGAGGCTTTGTTAAGATTTGTTGCAACTCTTATAGCATGGTCTATCTTAATAGCCATAAATATCAGTAATATTGGGAGAATACAAATAGGGTTGGTTAGGAGCATAAGAAATGACTAGAACAACAGCTAGACAAAAAGTGCTTGAAGCACTACAAAACACACCAAGCGGTTTAACAAACACTGAATTGATTAAATTATCACCTAGTTTTAGGGCAAGGTTATCAGAGCTTTATGAGGAAGGTCATATTATTGAAAAAACACCACTTCAAAATGGGGTTAATCTGTACCGATACAAAGGCTTTGAGAAAAAAGAGCTAAAAGATGCTTATAGTTCTTTGGTCCATGCTCTTTACAAAAATGGTCACAAAGATGTTGTGGAAAAGCTATCTACAATTTTAGGAGAAGCTAATGTAGTTCTTCACAGAAAAACACTGAAATAAGTTATTAAATCAAGAACCACAGTTAAAGCTGTTGACATAGATAAGTAACTAATGGAGAGTAGAATCTCCTTAACATCAAGGAAGCAATCATATTTTCAAAGCATTTATGGCATATCACTTCATATTAAAATATCGAAGTGAAAGATTAGTAAAGGTTAATCAAGTTTATACAAAAGGTGCATAATGTTATGTTAAATTACGATCAAGAGCAAGTTATGATTAACTGAATCCTTGATAGAAGGAGCAAACACTTAGCACAACTAGAGCGTGATTCTGCTTCTTCCTCAAAAGAGAGTTAGGAAGAGGTTTTATGACAGGCTACTAGGTAAATACTCTGATTCTTTCGAGGTGAAATATTATGGCTAAACTAACTGAAGAAACACTGGATTGGTTAGGTGATATGTTTGTTGAGAATGAGATTCTTGATAGGCATGGTGTTACTTTCGAGACATTTGTAAATTGGTGGGTGATGGGTTTACTAGAAAAATATGATTGAGTATTTTAAAAAACTTATTAAAAGCAATATAATTATATTTATTGTTGTTAATTTAATTTAGAGGAGGTTAGAAAAAACATGACAAACTATAACGCTCAAAGGTTCGCAACAGAAGTTGAAATTATTACGACTAAATTAGTGGAAACACTAAAAAGTAAGAATGCTGATTATGGCAACAATGTTGACAAAAACATTGACGAATGGGGATTATCTTCATTAGCTATTCGTTTAGATGATAAACTCAGTCGATTCAAAAATCTAATCAAAGAAAGTAAAACTCGCCAAGTGTCAGATGAAGCTATCGAAGATACTTTATTAGATCTAGCAGGGTACGCGATCTTAGGTTATCGCAAAATGCAAGAAATGAACCATAAAGTTGTAGATAAAATTGATAAAGAGGTTGCAACAGCAATCGAAAAAGCATTAAAAGAAGCTACAACTCAAAGTAAACGAACATTAGGATCAACAACTTTTACATTCAACTGTTAAAAGTTATATAATGGTGTATTTAAAAGGGGGATGTTTTTAACGTGATTATTCTTTATACACGTACAGTATGCCCAAAGTGTACTTTAATCAAAACACTTCTTGATTCAGCAGAGGTGGCATACGAACAAGTCAACTTAGACTTTGATGAAAAAGCAGAAGCGGAGCTAAAAGAAAAAGGATTCATGGGCCTCCCTATAGCACTTGATGAAGGTCAATATTATGCTGACGTTCCTTCAATTCAGGCCCTCATTGCTCAAAAGGCATGATAGCCTACGCTAGTAGAACAGGTAACGTGAGAGATATTGTAGGAAGACTAGATAAGTCTATTCCTGTAAGGGAGATTACAGCTCATTCTATTGTTCAAGACCCCTATTACTTGCTAACTTACACAGATAAGCTAGGGGAAGCGCCTGAGGTAGTAAGACAATTTCTATCTTCACATGAAGAAAATAGAGAAAATCTTAGAGGTGTAATCGCAAGTGGTAACACAAATTTTGGAAAGCGGAATTTTTGTGGCTCTGCTATTGAGATCTCTCAGTGGTTAAGAGTTCCAATAATACGCATGATTGATCTGCGAGGTAATCAGGATGATATAGCAACTATTAGCAGTAGCTATAGAAAAATGATTGCAGGTGAACAAGTTTGAAAAATTATTTAATGTTAAACAATGAGGTTCTTAATACTTACAAAACGTTGGGTATTATTGACCGAGAGAAGGATAGAAAAGCTACAAGTGACTTCTTCTTTGAAGAAATTAATCGTAAAACAATGTTCTTCCATACGCTTGAAGAAAAGATTAACTACATAAAGCGTGAGAATTATTATGAAACGGAATTCTTAGACAAATATTCATTTAAGTTTGTCAAGAAAATCTTCAAACTGGCTTATGATTACAAGTTTAGATTCCCAACGTTTATGAGTGCTAGTAAGTTCTACAGCTCATATGCACTAAAAACTCGTGATGGAAACAGCTACTTAGAGCGGTATGAAGATAGAATGGCTATAGTTGCTTTATATCTAGCTCAAGGTAAGCGTAAAGACGCTGAGGATTGGATTCATTACTTAATGCGTAGTTACCAACCTGCAACACCAACTTTCATTAATGTTGGTAAGAAAGCTCGCGGTGAGTTTGTGTCATGTTTCAAGATTGCTATGGCAGACAACATGAACTCAATCGCTCACAATATCGGAAATGCTCTACAGCTATCGAAGCTAGGTGGGGGGGTTGGTATTTCACTAACTGATTTACGTTGTGCAAAGGACCCAATCAAAGGCATTGCGAACCGAGCGTCAGGTGTTATACCTGTTGCTAAGTTGCTAGAGAACTCATTCTCATATGCGAATCAATTAGGTCAACGAGCAGGTTCAGGCGTTATTTGGCTCAATGTGTTTCATGGTGATATTGAGGACTTTATCTCAGCTAAGAAACCAAATGCAGATGAAAAGATTCGCCTTGCTACTTTAAGTACAGGTATCATTTTCCCTGATATTTTCTTCGAGTTAGCTCGTCAGGATAAGGATATTGTTCTATTCTCTCCTTATGATATTAAGAATGAGTATGGTCAAACTATGTCTGAAATTTCGATTACTGACATGTACTACGAGTTACTTGATAACCCTAACATTCGAAAACTGAAACGCATTAATGCACGTAAGTTATACACTGACATTAAGAAATCTCAAATTGAGAGTGGTTATCCATTCGAAATGTTTGATGATAATGTCAACAAAGCACACCCATTGAAAAATATTGGGCGAGTGAAAATCACTAACTTATGTACAGAAATCATGCAATTAATGGAAACCTCTGAAATCAATGATTATGATGAAGTAGATATTATTGGTCTTGATGTAAGTTGTAACTTAGGTTCACTTGATATTCACAATGCAGTTAAAGAAGAAGACTTTAATAAGTTAGTTAACGCTTCAATGCGGATGCTTACACAAGTTTCTCTATTAACTAACATTAACAATGTGCCTGCGGTTGCTCGTGCTAACCAAGAAATGCACTCAGTAGGATTAGGTGTTATGAACCTTCATGGTCACTTTGTTTCTCAGGGTATCATGTATGGAAGCGAGGAAGCCAACGAGTTCATTGACGCTTTCTTCACAGCATTAAACTACTACTCTATTAAGGCTTCTGTAGAGATTGCAAAGGAACGTAAGAAGACCTTCTATCGTTTCGAAGATTCTGAGTACGCAAGTGGGGAATACTTCGAGCATTACTATAGAAAAGAACTAGTAATTACTTCTGAAAAAGCTAAACAGGCGCTAGGCAATGTTCCAATCATTACTATTGCCATGTGGAAAAAATTAGCTCAAGAAGTTAAAGAGCATGGTATGTTCCATGCATACAGATTGGCAATTGCACCTACAGGTTCAATTAGTTACATTAGAAGCTCAAGTGCTTCAATGTCACCAATCACAGAGCGTGTAGAAGTGCGAGACTACGCTGATTCGAGAACAATTTACCCCATGCCTTACCTTGATAATAACAACAAACATCTTTATGTTGAAGCATACGATATGGACATGTTTAAGATGATTGATTCCTACGCAATCGCTCAGAAACACGTTGATCAAGCTATTTCAATGACATTGTACATTAAAGATAATTGGACAACAGAGCAGTTAGCTAAGGTGTATATTTACGCATGGCTAAAAGGGATTAAATCAGTCTACTACGTGAGACAACGTATGCAAACAATTGAAGAATGTGAAAGTTGTTCAGTATAAAAGAAGGTGTTATAGATAAATGAAAGTATTATCAGAAAGAGCGTATATACAAAAGAGATTTGAAAAAGTCTTTGAAGCTGTCAATTGGAATAAACAAATAGGCTTACATGAAGTCTTTTGGAAACAACAGGTCAAGCAGTTTTGGTTGCCTGAGGAAGTAGCTGTATCTAAAGACCTTTTAGCTTGGAAGCAATTTGAGTTTCAGGTAACCTATATGCGAGTTTTAGCAGGGCTTACTTTATTAGATACAATTCAAACTAACGTAGGTATGAATGAGCTTTCACGCTTTGTTAAAAACCTACAGCAGAAAGCATTGTACTCATTGTTTGGTGCGTTCGAAGCAATTCATGCTAAATCATACAGCTATATCTTTACAACACTTGCAACGAACTCTCAGATTGATGAAGTATTCGAATGGGTTAAGAACAATCCGTATCTTCAATATAAAGCAAATAAGATTGAAGCAATTTACTCAGCTATTAAAGAAGATGATGATGTTTCACTATGGAAAGCGCATTTTTCTTCTGTGATGTTAGAATCATTCCTGTTTTACTCAGGATTCTTCTATCCACTTTATTTAGGGGGGCATGGAATACTCAAAAATAGTGCTGAGGTTATCTCATTAATCGTTCGTGATGAATCAATTCATGGGGTTGCAGTAGGTTACGAAGCTCAGGAAATGTTTAAGACGTTTGATAAAGCAACTCAGGATGAATTAAAGATTTGGGGCTATGAGCTTTTAGCAGACCTTTATATGAATGAGTTAAAGTACACAGATGATGTGTATGCTGAAACAGGGGTAGGTGGTAAGGTTAAGGCTTATGTACGCTACAACGCAAACAAAGCTCTAATGAACTTAGGCTTAGATACTATGTTCCCTGACGAAGAAGTAGACCCAATTGTTATGAACGGTATTCGTACTGATTCAGTGACACATGATTTCTTCTCGCAAAAGGGCAATAGTTATACAATGGCTAATGTTGCACCTATCACTGACGAAACATTCAACTTAAAAGGGTACAATATTTAATTGGCGCTATCAAAAATAACATAATAACATTAAGTAAAAAATATTATTGGCATTCGATGAAACGCTGATAACAATAATGCAGAGCTCGAAGCCAACAAAAAGCTTCAAGATAAAATAAAACAACTTATCAAAGGAGATACAGAATAATCTATGCAAAAGCAATTTGTAAAACCACAGGTAAAAGATATTGTCTTTGACCGTAAGCAAAAATTTGAAGGGCGAGTATCTTATATCAACTTCCAAAATAAAACAGCAAAAATTGAAGTCATTGTTGATACAAATAAAGAGCTTCAACAACGTACAACAGAGCTTGTTGAATCCAAGCTGTATGACTTAATCGTGTTGGAGAAACATCCTCATAAAGAGGTTGACAAAAATCGCCATTTTACACTCGTAAAAGAGTTCCAAAGTGCTTTTAATCATCCTGTTGCTGAGAGCCCAACAGCAATTGGAGCAGAAAGAGGTTTAAAACGCACAATTTGGGCAGGTGAGGAATTAGTTGAGTTCCTACACGCCTGCTCAAAAGACAAAGAACAGTTCGCTAAACTTTATTATGCTTTCCTAGAAGGTCTAGCTGAAGCATACAAGAAGTCACTAGCAACTGAATTCATCCAAGATAATACTGAGCGTATTGTCGCAATGGCAGACGCTCTAATAGACTTAGACTACTTCCTTAAAGGCTCGTTTGTGGAATTAGGTGTACTGCCACAACAACTATTCGAAATTGTCCATGCTTCTAACATGAGCAAGTTGTTCACTGACGAAAATGGTAAAAAGCACCCTAAATATCGCGAGGATGGGAAAGTCCTTAAATCACCTGAGTTCTTCCCACCTGAGCAAAAATTGAAAGAAGAAGTTTTACGTCAAGCTCAAGCTTAATGTATTAGCAGGGGGTACCCTGCAACTTCTCTAAGAGGTAAACGATATGCAAAATTTCTCTAATACAGAGTGGGAAGGCCTAACAGAAGAAGAGGTTTTTCTATTAAATCGAAGACTAGTTATTACTACAGTTAGAAGAAAGTTTCCTAATAATCAATACTTTTGTACAGCTCATATGCTTGACCTAGATGATTTAGTTCAACTAGGAAACATAGGGCTACTAAATGCAATCAGAACTTTTGAGCCTATTAGAAAAAGTTCATTTCGAACGTATGCAATCAATTGTATATCATGGTCTATTTCTACCAATGCAAAGAAAGAATCACTACGCACAGTTAATACTCAATCATATGATTTAGCTAATGTTGTGAGTGTTGATACACCACTTAATATGAATGGCAATGAAGAAGAAGCGGTAATTTTCCTCAACACAATAGAAGCAAATGAAAATACTAGCGAAACTGCAGAAGGTAACTTGCTTCAGCAGCAGGTTATTGAGTTCTTAAAAGCAGATAAAGATATAGATGATGAATTGTTATATATTCTTATTGCTAGAACAAAAGAGAAAACAATGAGGGAGATTGCCAAACATTTTGGCAAGCACCCTAACGCAATAAGTCAACGATTAAAAACTCAGAAAGCTATTCGAGTAAAAAATCGCTTGAGAAAATTTTTGAAGAATAGAGATTATTAATGTACCAAACAGCAGATAAGCAATACAACACTATTATTCAACAGATTCTTGATAATGGTATTATGGATAGTCCTGAGCATGTACGAACTGTCTATGAAGATGGAGAGAAAGCACCGACAAAAGCGATTATCAATGTACAGATGAAGTTTGACAATAGTATAGGTGCTATTGTGTTAACAACAAAGCGAGTGCCATTGAAAGACCCAATTAAAGAACTATTTTGGATTTGGCAGAAAATGTCTAACGAAGTCTTTGACCTACAGCAAATGGGTTGTCACGTTTGGGATGAATGGGAGCTTAAAGATGGAACAATCGGAAATGCTTACGGTTGGCAACTTCGAAACAAATACCAGCGAATTATAGCTGACAGAACATTCCTAGAGATGGTTCGAAATGGAGAGCTATCTGAGAAGCCTGATGTAGTTCTTACGGATGAAGAATTAGAGAACGCTGTGGCTTACTGTGAGGAATACATAGAGTATGTTGACTTAAATCAAGTGGATTACTTATTGTACATACTTAAAAAGAACCCTCACTCACGTAGAATTAAAACTACTCTGTGGAGTGTAGAAGACTTACAAGAAATGGCTTTACAACCATGTGTGTATGAAACACATTGGCAACTGTTTGATGGTAAGTTGGCACTTACTGTAAATATCCGTTCTAATGATATGGCATTAGGTAACCCTTATAACATCTATCAATACTCAATTTTGCACCGATTAATCGCACAGGTGACAGGTCATGAAGTTGGTGAGTTGTGTATCAACATTGATAACGCACATATCTATGACAGGCACTTAGAGACTATCGAGAAACAGATTAAGGGAGAGTTACATGAGCCTCCTACAATTTGGATTAACCCTGAAGTAAAAAGCTTCTATGACTTCACAATGAATGATATTAAGGTTCAAGATTACAAACATAATGGTAGATTCTCTTACGACATTGCTATATAA